GTGACTACGGAGCTTCCTCGGCAACAGGTAACTGTGGAGCTTCCTCGGCAACAGGTTACAAAGGAGCTTCCTCGGCAGAAGATAAAGACAGTATTGCTGTAGCGTGGGGCTATCACGGAAAAGCAAAAGGTGTCTTGGGTTCTTATCTTGTGTTAGCTGACTGGGAAGGCGACGAAAGCAATTACTGGAAGCAGGACAAATGGTCGCTTAAAGGTGCCAAGATGGTCCGTGTTGACGGAGGGAAGATTAAAGAAAACACATTTTATACTATGGTGAATGGTGAAATTGTGGAGGTGAGCGAGTAATGAAGCAACCCAAGAAACTCACAAGAACACAGAAGGAAATCGTCCATTCGCAAGGCTATAACGTAGATGATTGGATGTTAAGAAAAGCGACAGAATTTAAGTTGTATTTAATTCACAAAATATCAGGCAAGAGAGTTACTATTGATAATTTTGTACATAGAAGGAGGGAGGACAATAGTAATGCCAAATAAAGGACTAATAATAGGGATAGCATTAATAATATCAGGCTTTTCACAAGGGATAAATAATCGTTTTCAGATGGTATCAGATGAAGAATATGATTTGCTTAAACGTGTGTGTATGAGTGAATGTGGTGGCGAATACGGAGAACCTTTAGAGGGGAAGGTTGCTGTGGTAAGAACTATATTTAACAGATGCAGAATCTATAAGAAGAGCATAGCAGAAATAGTATACGAGCCAAATCAATATAGCACAGCAAACAACGGTACTCCTGATGATTCTGTTGCATTGGCTGTTGAGCTTGCAATAATTCATGATTGCTACCCAAAAAACATGATTTATTTCAATGCTGGTGGATATGCAGATTATTATGAGCCATACACTCAAATAGGGGCTCATTATTTTGGACTTACAAACTAAATTAAAGGAAAGGAAGATATATAGCATGATAAAAAAGATAAAGTTGTTAAAGATTGTGATGGAAAACTTTATGTGTTATGCACACACAGAATTTGATTTTTACAGCATAACTAAGATTATGGCTAAGAATGGTAAGGGCAAATCAACCATTGCTACAGCTTACCTCTGGTGCTTATTTAACTGTGATTATGAATTAAAGGACAATCCAGTTGTTAGACGTGAGGTTGATGGAAAATCCGTTGATGATATGGACACAAGTGTTGAACTGCTGCTTGATGTTGGCGGAAAAGAAATATCTATGAAGAAAGTACAGGTTCGTACATATAACAAGGATAAGACAGGTTATAAGGACGATAATTTATATTACATTAATGATGTAAAAAAGAACCTTAAGGACTTTAATGCATACCTTGATGTTAAAATGAATGCTTTTAAGATGTGCAGTAATGTAAATGCATTTCTTAATCAGAAGCCAGCAGAAATGAGAGAATATCTATTTGGTCTTGTGGGTAATGTTACAGACCTTGACATAGCTTCACAGAAAGCTGAATTAGCGGAGTTAGTTCCTTTATTAGAGAAGTATACATTTGAGGAATTATCTGCTATGAATAAGGCTACAAAGACCAAGATTACAAAGGATTTACCTATCTTTGACGGACAGATTAAGGAAAAGGAAAGAGATATACAGCTTAAACAGGCTATTGATGTATCTGACCTTGAATTACAGAAGAACAGTCTTAAAGAACAGATTGAGGACTGCATAGCAAAACAGACAGATAATGACAAGCTGATGGCTGAATATGACAAGGCTAGTTCAGATATTCTCAATTTGAAGTTTGAACTTAGTGATATGTCACGAAAAGCTAATGAGGGCAATGTTAAGGCTAGGAGAGATATTGAGAACAAGATATCTGATAAGAGATTTTTTGTTAAGCAAACCGAACAGACTATTGCTGATACAGATAAGAGTATTGAATATCAACAGAATACCATTGAAAACATAAATAAGAATTTACAGGGCATAAGGGATAAATGGAAAGCGGAGAATGAACGCAAATTTGATGAAACAAGTCTTATTTGCCCTTATTGCAAGCAGGAATACCCAGAAGACAAGAAAGAGCAGTTAAGAGCCGATTTTGACAGCCACAAGGCAGAAGAATTAAAGACTATCACAAACAATGGCAATCTTATCAAGGGTAAACTTGATGAAAACAAGAAGATTCTTGAGGATTTACAGAAAGAGTTGCCACAGCATAAAGAAAGCCTTGAAATGCTAAATACAGCTATTGCAGACCTTGAAAAGCAGTTATCAGATTTGCCACAGGAAATTGATGTTACAAGTTCAGAGGAATACAGGACACTTGAAAAGCAGATTGCTGATAAGGAAGAAGTTATGCACAAGGCTAACGATATTTCAGCGATTAAGGCAGAATTAAAGGCACAGGAAACAGATTTAAGGCAGCAGTTAGCCGATTGCGAAAGTCAGATTGCAAAATCTGATACGGCAGCAGACGAAGAAAGGCTTGAAGAGTTGAGAAAATCAAAGATTGACAGCGAGCAGAATAAGGCTAATGCTGAAAAAATTCTTGATTTACTTGATGAACTGGATAAGGCAAAGAATGAAGCCTTAACAGAAGCGGTAAATAGTCATTTCAACTTAGTTAAGTGGCAACTGTTTACTTATACAAAGTCTGGCGGTTACAAGAGTTGCTGCATACCTACTGTGGACGGAAAGAGCATTTTAACAACTATGTCCAATAAGGGCAATAGAATTTTAGGCAGAGTTGATATTTGCCATTCTATTCAGAAGATTAGCGGCATATTAGTGCCTATAATCTTGGACGATAGCGAGAGCTTAGATGAAGAAAATCAGAAAAAAATTGCTGAAATGGTGGATAGTCAGTTGATTATGCTGATTGTTAATGGTAGCAAAAAGTTAGAGATTGTGGAGGGATAATTATGGCAGAGAATACACAGGTTGCAATAACAAAACCTAAGAAAGAGTTGATGTTTTCAGAAAGCCTTCGAAATGAGCTTACAAGCGTGCAGGATGCATTACCAAAGGATTTTAACAAGGAAAGATTTGTGCAGAACGCACTTGCACTTCTGAACGATAACCCAAACATCGCCAAGTACGGACAGGCACAGATTATCGGTGGATTGATGAAGGGTGCATATTTGGGATTGGATTTCTACTCGAAAGAGTGCTATTTGGTTCCGTATAATAACCAGCTTAATTATCAGACAGATTATCGTGGAGCTAAAAAGCTGGCAAAGAAATACGCAATTCGTCCGGTAAAAGATATTTACGCAAAGTTGGTACACGAAGGAGACCTTTTTGAAGAGAGTATCGAGGTCGGTAATCAGACATTCGTTTTTAAACCAAAGGCATTTAATGACGGAAAAATTATAGGTGCGTTTGCTGTTTGCTTATATACTGATGGTGGTATGCAGTATGAAACAATGAGCCTTGCAGATTTAGAGAATACACGTAAGGCAAGCAAGGCGAGCAATAGCCCAGCTTGGAAGAACTTCACAGGAGAAATGTACAAAAAGACAGTTCTTCACAGACTTTGCAAACACATTGAATTAGATTTTGAGAACCCAACGCAACAGAATATGTTTTTATCCGGGATGGAGATTGAAACCGACTTACAGAAGTTAGCTGAAAACGATATTGAGCAGAATGCAAACAGTGTTGATTTTGACGAAAACGACATTATCGAGGGTACAGCCACAGAAGTAACTAAAGAACAGGCAGAAGATAATACGCTTCCACCATTCATGGAGGAGTAAACTATGAAATCAGCAAGTTTAGAACAGGTGATAACGGATATGAATAACGGTGTGTATGACTTAACTTGCAATGGAGAATGTACTCAATGCGGTAATTGTTGCAGTAACTTACTTCCTATGACAGAAGATGAGATTGCAACAATTCGCAAGTACATTAAGAACCATCATATCAAGGAACGCAGGCATAATTATCCGACAGCTACACCATCAATAGATATGACTTGCCCGTTCTTTAATGATGATAAGCCAAAAGAAAAATGTGAGATTTATTCAGTCAGACCCAGAATATGCAGAGATTTTATATGTTGTCCGAGCAAAAGAAAGCCTATTAAAGATTTGGAATATAAGTTGAAATGCAGAATAGTTGATGTTAGAAAGGAGTTTTTCGGATGAGAGTAATTTCACAGGATGGAACAATGGATTTTCCATATGACAACAGTTTGGCTTTTGTGAGCGAAAGCAATATAAAAAACAATGCTTATGTAAAAATGCAGCTGTGCGGCAATCCAGATATTGAAATTGTTGCTGAATATTCTTCCAAAGAAAAAGCATTAAAAGCCATGGAAATGCTTAGAAAAGCATATAACAATAATGAGTTTTACCATTGCACAGCCACGACAAATACATTTCAAGAAACCATGGGGCTTTTAAGCAATGAAAAATTCAAAGAAACAACGAGTGAGTATTTTCACTTTCCGCAGAATGATGAAATCGAGGTGTGAGTATGAGATTGAAATGTTTAGGTTCATCATCGGCAGGAAATTGTTATTTATTAACTTCCGACAGTGGAGAAACACTTATCCTTGATTGTGGAATACCTATTAAGGAAATCAAAAGAGGATTGAATTGGAACATTAAAGATGTTGTGGGCGTGTTATGCACCCATAAGCACCTTGACCACAGCAAGTCGGTAAAAGATTTTAGACAAATGGGAAAAGCGATATATGGCTTATATTCAAAAGCTGTTTCCATGAGAACTATGAAGATAGGCGGATTTAATGTAAAGCCTTTTGATTTAACAACGATAGACGGAAACTGGACACACACAGACGCAAACGGCGAACCTTGCCCGATATTCGGCTTTCTGATTACTCACAATGAAATGGGAAGAATGCTTTACGTAACCGACACAGAGCTGATTAAGTGGCGATTTAAGGATATTAACCACATTCTCTTGGGTGTGAACTATGACAAGGACTTAATCGACAGCGAAGATTCTGCAAAGGTAAATCACGTATTCAGAGGGCATATGAGCATTGACACAGCTTGCGATTTTGTTAAGGCAAATTATTCAGACAGCTTGCAGAATGTCATAATGTGCCATTTATCGAGCGAAAATGCTGACAAGGATTTATTTATTGAGAAGATGAAAAAGGTTGCTTGTGGGGCAAATGTAGATGTTGCAGAAGCAGGAAAGTCTTGGTCGCTTATCAATCCGAATGAATGTCCTTTTTAGGAGGTAAAAATGAGATTATTTAAAGTACATAAAGATATTGATATAGACAAACGAATAGGGAATATGAGAATTACAACAATCAAGTATTCAAAGCCTATTGAAAATTCTGATAAGCGGGAACACTACACAGAAGTTAGTTGTTGGTATGACAATGATTGTGAGAATTGCCCTTGTGGTTGGGAGAGCAGAAGCTATGAGGGAGAATGCGATGATTGCGGGTGCTTATTTGATAAAAATGGAGATTTTAATGTTCCAGTTTGGAAATGTATGTTGCCTAAGTGGATAAAGAGATTATTTGCTAAACATAAAGAAAAAGAGTGTCCGTTTTAGAAAGGAGATTATATGAGATTTAGATTGATAACAACGTCGATTATTGATGCAGAACCTATTTTAATAGAATATCCGCAGTTAAAGGATAAGGTTGAAATTGTGGATGGAAATGCTTACGTCTGCATTGATAAGGCAGAAGAACTTATGGAGTTTGTGAAGATTTCAAGTGAAATCGTTGTAGGGGAAAGTTTCATCGGAACGAAAGAGCCGTTTATTGAAATGTATGATGGTTACAGAGAATAAAAAGGAGTGACAGGATGAAAGATATTGAGGAGATTAAGAAAACACTTTCCTACGTGAAGAAAATCGGCATCAACGCGTACAGCGCAGAAATCACGCTTGGGAAGTATAAGGGCAGCGTTGTTTTTTCTAACAATGAAAGAGGTTATGAACACGTAAGTTTCTGTCCGTACAACGGTAGATTGCCGGATTGGAATGCGATGTGCAAGCTGAAAGATATGTTTTTTGATGATGAAGAGGAAGCATACCAGATTATGCCGAAGAAGAGCGAATATGTAAACATAGTTGATAATTGCTTGCACTTATGGAGACCACACAACGGATTGGAACTTGGGCTTTTGGCAGCCATTAAGCAAGGGAAAGTAATAATTGATAATTGGAGGTAATATCTATGAACATGGTAATTTTATCCGGCAGACTTGTTAGAGACCCGGAAATTCGGTATGGAAGCGGTGCAGAACCGATGTGCATTGCTAAGTTTTCATTGGCGGTTGACAAGAATTATAAGAAGAACGCCGACGACAAGGCGAATTTCATCAACTGTACCGCATTCGGTAAGACAGGCGAAGTTGTCGAGAAGCATTGCACAAAGGGAACTAAGTTGATTGTTACAGGCGAATGGACGACAGGAAGCTACAAGAACAAGGATGGCAATACGGTATATACCAACGACTGCAATATCTCGAAGTTGGAGTTTGCGGAGAGCAAGGGCTCGTCGCGTGGTGGTTCACAGGATGCACCAGAACCGATGCCTTCTGATGCGGGATTTATGGATATTCCGACAAGCGGAATCGGTAACGACTTGCCATTTAAGTAGGAGTTGATTGCATGATAACAATGATTTTTGAATTAAGAAAGGAATAACGAATCCTCGGTAAACCGAGGTTGTATCAAGATTAGAATGGTGAATTGATGCGTGGTGTTATGACAAAAAGAAAACTAAAAGTATGTTGGGTAAGTGCTGGAATATCAAGTTTTATGGCTGGATATTTTGCAAAAGATGTAGACGAATGGATTTACATTGATATATCAGACCAGCATCCGGATAGTTTGAGATTTATTAAGGATTGTGAGAGAGCAATCGGGAAAGAGATACAGATATTGCAATCAAAGGAATATCGAAGTGTTGAAGAGTGTGTAAGGGCGTTCGGTGGTTTTAGGAATCCCGGAAATGGATTTGCACCTTGCACAAATTGGCTGAAAAAGAGAGTTCGTAAGGAGTGGGAAGAACAACACAGGGATTGTGAATTGACTTACGTTTGGGGATTTGACTTGAAAGAGAAGAATCGAGCCGAGAGGACAATCGAAGCTAACCCACAGGCAAAACATGAATTTCCACTTATTGACAAAGGACTTTCTAAAGAAGAGGTACATGGATTGTTTGAACGAACTTTTGATTTTGCCCGACCAAAAATGTATGAAATGGGTTATCCGAATAATAATTGCCTTGGCTGTGTGAAAGCGGGCATGGGTTATTGGAATAGGATTCGTAAGGATTTCCCGGAAGTATTTGATAACAGAGCAAAATTGGAGCGATTGGTCGGACATTCGATACTCAAGGACAGTAAAGGAAATCCGATATACCTTGACGAGTTAGACCCAAACAGAGGGAACATGAATACCGAAATATTCCCGGATTGCGGAATAATGTGTTATTTGAACATGAATTAGATGTGAGTGGTGGGCGGTAGGGATAAAGGAGAGTGAAAAATGTGGTAAATAATGATGAACATAATCAGTACAATCAAGGTGTGGACGACATTGTGCAAGCAATCAAAGACCTTGTAAGTGAAAATCCAACAGATTGCTTTGCACAGATTGTATCTGATTTAGACCAGATAGCAAGCGACTTAAAGGAGTGTGAGACATAAGTGGCTACAAATTACAGAAGGTTAAAAGCTATCGAAAAAAGAACGTCTTTTAAGGAATCGAGGTGTAAATAATGATATTACTTGAAGATACAAGAAATCAAGTCGGAAAACACGACTTGAAAAACGAGTATTTCCAAAATAACGGAATAGAGGTTCGGAGAACGAAACTTTATTGCGGAGATTACACATTGCCGACAGACCAAAGTATATGTATAGACACGAAAAAGGACATACAGGAACTTATAGGGGACATATGCGGTAAATCTCACGAAAGGTTCAGGAATGAGCTTTTAAGGGCAAAAGAAAGCAACATCAAACTAATCATACTTACAGAAGATGATGGCGGATATTGCGACAGGAAGAAAACAATATACAACAAACCTGTAAAATGCGTAAATGATTTGTTCGGATGGAAAAACCCAAGATTGTTTATATGGCAAGGTGGAAAACAAAAATATCCAAAAGCGACAAAAGGGCAGACGTTAGCAAAGTGTCTTATTACACTTCAAGAGAAATATGGTTGCGAATTTAAGTTTACAACAAAGAAAAATAGCGGTTCTGAAATTATAAAGCTGCTTAATACTGAAAAATATGACGGTTGATGAAGAAATGCATAGGCTTGCAGAAACAGTATGAGAAGTTTATGCACTTGATAAATGAGGAAAATTATGAGAATCGGACTGATTGATGTTGATGGACACAACTTCCCCAATTTGCCTTTGATGAAACTTTCTGCTTATCATAAATCGCTTGGAGATAGTGTTGAATGGTACGAACCAATGTTTAGCGGTCATATGGATAGAGTTTATATGAGCAAAGTTTTTACATTTACTTCTGATTATGAGTATTGTATTGACGCAGACGAAATTATCAAAGGCGGGACAGGATATTCTTATCCAGATGGCGGTAAACCATTAGCTGATGAGATAGAGCATATATACCCTGACTATTCTATCTATTATGAGAAATTACCGATGTCAAAAGACACTGCTTATGGTTTTCTTACAAGAGGTTGCCCTAGAGGTTGCGATTTTTGCATAGTAGGGGAAAAGGAGGGGAGATGTTCTGTAAAAGTTGCCGATCTGTCGGAGTTTTGGAGAGGGCAGAAGAATATAGTTCTGCTAGATCCGAATATGTTTGCTTGCAAAGAGTGGAAAGATTTAAGCCAACAACTAATTGATAGCAATGCTTGGGTTGATTTTTCGCAGGGCTGTGACATAAGAATTATGACCGATGAAAAAACGGAATATCTAAAGCAAATAAAAATAAAACAGATACATTTTGCTTGGGATAGGTACGAAGATAAAGATATTATCGTGCCTAAGTTTAAGAGGTTCGCCGAATTAACAGGGTGGAAATATTGGAAAATGACAGTTTATTGCTTGTGTAATTTTAACACAACTTTTGAACAGGATTTAGAAAGAATATATACACTTCGTGATCTTGGCTATTCGCCATATGTGATGCTTTATGAAAAAGAGAAGATTCCTCCCGGTCATAAACTAAGACAGTTACAGCGATATGCAAATAGCCGATGGATTTTTAGAAGCTGTGATAACTTTGAAGATTATAAGAAGAAACAATGAGAAATTTATGGATTTATTGAAAGTGGGTGAAGATAATGTTAGTTCCGAAAGTTGATGCGAAAGAGTTTGAAAAATTTGGATTTAAGAAGTGCAAGGGTGAATATGGCAAGAACGGTTGCTATTACCTTTGCGTTTCGAGAGGTATAAAGCTTCTTTTTGTAAGCGATGTGCATTTTGATGTTATGAATTGGAGAGACGATGATCCGCGTATTCATAAAGATGCAAATTGCCGTTACAGAGATAACAGAACATACCTTGATATTATCTATGATCTTATCAAGGCGGATATGCTTATGAGTGATTGCGTGAAAGTAGGTGATGCAGAATGAAAAGAAGTGAATGTATAGAAGTATTAGACCACTTAAAAGAAAAATTGCAAAAAAAAGAAATAATTGCTATACAGGATAATGAAGACGATTATATATGTCCTGTATGCGGTCAGATTTTTAAATCTGAAGATATTATTAGATATTGCTACAAGTGGTGTTATAACTGTGGTCAGAGAGTGGAATTTATTCTTCCAAGAAAGAAACAGATTTAACTAAAAATTAAAGAAAGGAACAGGACGCGCGCATAAAACCTAGGTTTCCTTTTGGTAGATTTTATGGATTTTGAAAATTATTCTTGTGATAATCAGATGTCTATATTTGATTTTACAAGAGAACCGATTAGAATAACAAAACCTATTCGGTTGATTGAACTTTTTGCCGGATATGGTAGTCAAGCAATGGCATTAAAAAGAATAGGTGCTAAATTTGAGCATTACAGGGTTGTGGAGTTTGATAAATATGCTATTGCAAGCTATAACGCAGTACACGGAACAGATTTTCCTACAATGGATATAACAAAGGTTCACGCAGAAGATTTGAATATTTGCGACACGGAAACCTTTACTTACTTACTTACTTACTCTTTTCCGTGTACGGGCCTGTCTGTTGCCGGAAAACAAGCCGGGATGTCTAAGGGCAGCGGTACACGATCAGGTCTGTTGTGGGAAGTTGAAAGAATACTAACCGAAATCAAAGATAGTGGTGGAGAATTACCACAAATATTATTCATGGAAAATGTACCACAGGTACATGGCAAGAAAAATATTGATGATTTCAAGAAGTGGTTGGAATTTCTTGAAAGTTTAGGTTATACGAATTATTGGGATGATTTAAACGCTAAGAATTACGGAGTTGCACAGAACAGAAACAGATGCTTTATGTTTTCGTTCTTAGGAAACTATTCATATAGTTTTCCGCACCCGATGCCACTTGAAAAGAAGTTAAAGGACTATCTGGAAGACAGTGTTGATGAAAAGTATTATATCAACAACGAAAAGGCTGAAAAACTGATAAAACAGCTTATTGACAATGGCACATTACCGAATACAATCCCTAAGAGCAGAGCAGAGCAGAGCAGAGCAGAGCAGAGCAGAGCAGACTTGCGTTGACGGAACAATCAACGAACCACAGCAAAGAGAGATTGCAAACTGCATCAAGGCAAGATATGACGCTGGAATCTCAAACTTGCGGTCGGGCGGAAACCTTGTTGTTAAAAGGAATGGTTGATAAAGATATTGAACCAACGGCGTCAGTGATTGATGTTTCGACAACGATTATGTCAAGAGACTATAAGGGATTGAATAATTACGGAACGAATGGAGTAATTGAATGGAAGTAGTAGGAAGTATATACACAGGAGTTTCAGAGGGTTTTCAGCGCGGAATTATCGGGGGGGGGGTATCTCCCGATGCGTGAAGGCTGAAACACACGATTTAGGAGTAGTTATGGCAGAAATACAAGAAAAACGATTAGGTAATATATATTCTTTCGATGGCGGTAATTTTGCCGGGAATGTTTACGACAAAGAATGCATATCTCCCACATTAAAAACTATGCAGGGCGGAAATTCTCAACCTATGGTGGTTGCCATGCGTGGAAGAAATCCAAACAACCCATCGGATAGAACCAAGGGAAGTCCAACAGAACAACGGTTAGAAGTGAATACGCAAGGCACAAGTAATTGTTTGACAAGTGTGCAGAAAGATAATATGGTGTTGGAGAAACCTTTGTTATTAGGCGGAGTTGGTAAAGAAAACAAGTTTGGAAAACAGTATAGGCAAGGGAATAGGGTGTATAGTTCTGATGCTTGCGCTATGGCATTAAACGCTCAACCTGTTGGGAATTCTGGTGGAAACTCATATTTATATAATGTCGGATATCGTATCAGAAAACTAACGCCTAGAGAATGTGGACGGCTGATGGGCGTATCTGATGAAGATATTGACAAAATGGCAGCGGTCAACAGTAACACACAGTTGTACAAGCAATTTGGCAATAGCATAGTAGTTGATGTTATGTGCGCCATGTTTAAGAATTTGAACATTGAGCAGGAGTGATTAAATGGTTAAACCACTAGCGCCGTGCATGAATTGTTCTGATAGGCATATCGGTTGCCATGGTATATGTGACAAGTATAGGGCATATACAGAGGCGCATGAGGAACTTAAAGCGAGTATTCGACAACAGAAGTTTGTACATAATTCTATAAAAGATATGCATAAGGAACAATGGGCACGGTATTCGAGAAATCGTCACAAAGAAAATTAGGAGTGTGATTGAAAATGAGCAAAAGCAAAGAAGAGCAGGCAAGACGTGAGGGAATGTCTTATGCGCTTAGATACGCAAGAGAACATGGCTTAGATGCCTTAGAAGAGGATTTGAAGAAGCGTGGAGCGTATAACATACCTGTGCGGATTGATGATAAGGCATTGCAGGAGTTTACAGATAACGCCAAGAATATGATGCTTGACACGATTCTGATTCTGGCATCGGTAACACTGCATGATGAATTTGGGTTCGGTAGAGAACGGCTAAATCGTTTTAAGAAGCGGTTTAATTTTAAGGCGGAGTGTATCGGTGAAAACTATACCGATTGGAACGATCAGATATCAATATTAAAGGAAGAGTGCGGATTGGAGTATTCCATCCGCATGAACGAAAAGGATGCGAGGTTGAAATAATGAATCACAGGAAGTGGAAAAAGGAATATAAAAAGCGGTACAGAATACGACCGATTATTTTCCTTGACAAGAAGCGGAAAGAAAAGGCTATGGCTATGATACGTGATTATATGTCACAGACTACTATCCGTATAACCGAGAATCAGTATTATTTGGAACTTGGGTGTTATTACAACGAGACTTCGATGGATAACAGGAGAACAATGCTTAAAGTATGGGAAGGCGGTGTATAGAATGGCAATGGCGACTTACGAAGAAGTGTGCAAGATGGGGTACTATAGTGCGATTGACGATGTCATGAACATGCTTAACGATATAAAATTTGGCGGCGGTACAAAAGAAACACTTGCTTGCGCAAATGCGACACTTAACTACATCAAGGAGAAAGTAGAGAAACTAAGAAGTGGAGGCGTGGTAGATAATGACGATTGATGAAGCAATAGAAAATCTAAAACACGACTATTTGATATGCGAATATATAGATTATATAGCACTACAGATTGCAGGATGGCTGGAAGAGTTGAAAGCATACAGAGAACAGCATCAGGCATTATGTGATGCATACGATGTAAACACAGTTGAAGATATTTACGATAAAGCGATTGACGATTTTATCAAAGCGGTAGACAAACATTGTGGATATTATTCAGGAGAATGCAAAAATCTTACGCGTGATGATATTCTCGAAATTGCAAAGGAGTTGAAGGATAATGGTTAAGAAAATTAGGGTTTATATCAGCGGTCCGATCACAGGAACTGCGGATTACATGGAACGATTTGAAGAAGCTGAGAAACGCTTAAATGGAGAATTCAGCGTTATCAATCCGGCAAAATTAAATTCAAATATGCCGGACGACACGACGCACGAAGAGTATATGAAGATGTCTATATGCATGTTATCTATGTGCGATGCAATTTTCATGCTGAATGGATGGGAAGATAGCGTAGGGGCGTGCGAAGAAAACATTTATGCGTTGAAAAACGGCATGCGGATTTTTAGGGAGTGATTTATTTATGGGAAACTTTGTAAAAATAGATCGGAAAATTCTTGAATGGGAATGGTGGGATAATTTCAACACATTTAGATTGTTTTTTTACATGCTTGTGTCTGCATATTGGAAAGACGGATATTACAAAGGAGAACTGATTGAGCGTGGTTCTTTTCCATCTTCCATATCAAAATTAGCATCAGAAACAGGCTTGACAGACAACGAAATTCGCAACGCGCTAAAGCACCTTAAAAGCACAGGCGAAATCACAAGCAAATCACATAGTAAATATAGCGTATTTACTATAAAAAACTACAATTTGTATCAATCAGATAACAAACAAAAATGCGATGAAATCACAAGCACCGATGCAATCAAAATGCAATCAGATAACAAGCAGATAACAAACCTTCCTATTATAAAAGAAGTAAAGAATATAAGAAGTAAAGAATATAAGAATAATATAGGGGCGAAAACGACCTATTACGAAGATCCTGATCTTAATTCTGCGTTTGTTGAATTTTTGGATATGCGCAAGAAGATTAAAAAGCCGATTGCTACGAAACAGGCACTTACGCGGATGAAAAACAAGATTGAAAGATTGTCCGGCGGAGATACAAAGCTGGCAATTAAGATTTTGAATCAGTCGGTAGATCATTGCTGGTCGGATGTATATGAGCTTAAAAGTGATTATAGCAGCAAGCATATACAGGATGCCGAAAAGGCTAAATCTGTAACCGATATGCAGTTGGAATCGCTTGCAGAGCGGCAGAGACAGAATGTAAAAATTATGAGTGACAAGGAAATAAATAAAATGTTTGGAGAGTGATGATATGGAGAGATTGACGAAGAATAATAACGGAGACTACTATTATCCAGAATGCTTTGAAAAGTGCAGTGGAAATGGAACATCTGAAAAGTGTAATGAATGCAGTTTTAATTATTTGATATGTAAAAAGCTTGGAGAGTATGAGGATTTAGAGGAGCAGGGCAGACTTATCAAGATACCACTTGAAGCGTATTGTATTGTGGATTTTGAAGTACGAAAAGGGTTTGTGTTAGAAGCAGCATATCACATAAGCAGAAAACCTTTACTTGTAATTCGATATGATGATAGTTCGCTTAAAAGTCATAGTGGTTATTTAGGCATTTCAGTATTCCTCGCAAAATCCGAAGCAGAAGCAAAACTGAAAGAATTGAGAGGTGGAAAAAATGAGTGATAAACAGGGAAATCTTACAGATGAAGAAATAGAAGATTTACAAGGCATAGTAACTGATACATTGGCAAGCATATGTACTATGGCTGACAAGCACAATATCGATAGAGACAGTATGCTTAAATGCTTCACTGAAATGCTCACAGCTTTTACAGAAGTGGCAAGCATACAGAATTATGAAACAAATGAGCATACTAATGCCGACAGGATAAGGAATATGTCGGATGAAGAGTTAGCAGATAGTTTAACAGCAACAGCAAAGTGTGACGAGTGTTTTGTTATAAAGGAACATGAACCTTATTGCCTTTCAGCTTCGGCTTGTAGGCAAAAACATCTTGAATGGCTTCAATCAGAAGCAGAATAGGAGGGAATATGGAAGATAGATATTTATTCAAGGCAAAAAGAGTTGATAACGGAGAATGGGTTATAGGATTTCTCCATTGCAAAGATGATAAATGGTATATAAGTAACAAAGCAGGCTCACCGTTTGCATTTGAAGTAAAACCGGACACTATATGCCAATGTACAGGCTTGAAAGACAGGAATGGCAATCTGATTTGGGAGAATGATATTATGAAATTTGACATATATTATTATGAAAAATTGGAGAACAGTACAATATCGCAAATTAAATGGTGTAATGATTTATGTGCATTAAGTCTTGTAGTGAATGATAAAGGAACTAGAGGCACATTAGGTCATTTAATGGATTCAAACAAAGAAGTTGATGTTATCGGCAACATATTTGACAATCCAGAGTTATTAGAAAGTGAGGAATAATATGACAGAGAGTGAAGCGATTAAGGAACTTCAAGAAAACATTGACTTGCCATTTGGAAGTAATATATCCAAAGAAGCGGCAAAGCTGGCAATACAGGCACTTGAAAAACAGATACCGAAGAATCCAAGAAAAACAGATTCGTACAGAGGGGTATTAAAAAGAGTATATGCTTATGTATGCCCTACTTGTGGGAATGTATGTTTAGAAAAATACATGAATGAACGGCAGAATACAATGTTTTGTTGGAATTGCGGTCAAAAAATAGATTGGAGTGATGAATATGAGATTGATTGATGCAGATGCATTGTGTTATGAAGATGTAGAATGTATAGATGGTAATACATATATGGTTGTACATGCACCAGAAATAGATAATGCTCCAACAGCTTATGATATTGATGGTGTTGTAGAACAGCTAAAGAGATGTTATGGAATAGTAAGAAGCACTAGCGTTGATTATGCTGAAGGTTTAAAAGACGCATATGAAAGAGCTATTGGTATTGTAAAGGCAGGTGGAGTATATGAGATTAGTTGACATTTAAGAAGTTGAAAAGGCCATTAGAGAATATTTCAAGGAGCAGATTGGCAAGAGAATGACTGATGAGTGGTCGATATGTGAATATAATGCAGATTTGCAGGATATAATGGCGCATAAAATACCTACTGTATTTGACATTATATAAATTATAAAGGGGGTAAAGCGAATGGAAATGGTTGATAAATTAAAAAGGATACGTGAGAACGCAAGCCGAAATTTTAAGCCAGACTATAAATGTCCTATATGTAAAGATGCGCATTTAATAATGGTTAAGGACGAAACCGGACATAAAGTTGCAAGAGAATGCGAGTGTATGGCTAATACCACTTATAAAAGACTTTTAAGGGCAAGTGGAATTGATGAGAAAGATGTAAATGTAAAATTTACTGATTTTAAAACTTTTGAAGAAATTGAGCTTAAATTTGCTAAATCAACATCTGCTAAGTATTGTCAATCTTTCAGAATGCAAAGATATCAAAAAAACAACAGTTTGCTGCTTACAGGACTTCCAGGAAGAGGTAAGACAATGTTAGGATTTTGCGTGTCTAATAGTTTAATAAAAGATGGCATTCCGGTTATGTACACAAGCTACAGAGATGTAATTACAAGATTGAAGCAAAATATTACTGATGGGGAGGAGTATTCAGAAGAAATTAAACGAATGAAAACTGTTGATGTGTTGTTTGTTGATGATTTATTTAAGGGCAAAATTACAGAGAGCGACATAAATATTATGTATGAGCTTATAAATCACAGATATTTGAAACGTTTGCCGATGGTTGTTTCTACAGAAAAATATCCGAAAGATTTACTTGCAATTGATGAAGCACTCGGAAGCAGAATTATTGAAATGTCAAAGGGGTATGTGGTTGAGTTCAAGGAAAGTGGGAATTACAGGTTAAGGTAATTATACAAGAAAGGAGGCAGATAGATTTGTCCGGACAATAAATCGCGATTTGCTATCCTTTTTGGTTATGAAAAAAGAAACATATGACTACAGGAAAGGTCATGGGTTATGCGTAAGGTGTCAAACCCCAACAAACGGAACTGTACTTTGTGAAGATTGCAAAAGAAAAGATAAAGAGAGAAAAAAGAAGAATAGAGAATATGCATTAAAATCCCATATATGCCCTCGGTGTGGAAAAAATAAAGTTGTTGTTGGAGTTTCATGTATGGATTGCCTTGAGAGACAGGCAGAATATAGAGAACGAAACAAAGAAGAAATAAACCGAAAACAAAATATTACATATAAATCCAAGTATGCAGAATTAAAAAAGAATGGTATATGTACAAAGTGTAGAAAAAGAAAAGCCAGAACCAATAAAACAATGTGTGATATATGTTTAGCTTCAAAGAGGGAATATAGAAACAATCATTATAAAGATGATTTAGACAGAAACGAAAGACCGGCTTACGGATTTTGCTATTTCTGTGGTGAAAGACTTGATGGAACTTGGCAAATATGTAGCAAATGCAGAGAACGATGTATAAACAATCTTCCCAAAGAACATCACAAGATATCTTACTGGGATAAAGATAATAAAATTGCTTTTATAAAAAAGGCAAAATAAAAAGGAGAATGGCTTATGAAGTTTTCGCAACTTACTAAGCCAAAACTTGATAAAATCATAAAATATGCCAATTTTACATCTGATGAGGAGCAGATACTTGTTTTATTATCTAAAGATAAAAATTCAGAACAGATATGTCAACAACTATTGATATCTAAAGCTACATTGTCAAGAAGAATTAAAAACATAAAATATAAAATAAAGGAGATAAGTGGAGAAATGATTAGTGATAAAATACCAATTTGGGAAAAAGTAACTTTAACCATAGAGGAAGCTGCTGAATATAGCAACATTGGCATTAATCGCATATGCAAGATGGCTAACGAGCCGGGATGCCCATTTGTTTTATACGTTGGTAAAGGCAAAAAGCTTATTAAACGCAAAGAGTTTGAAAAATTTATTGATAAAACAAGTGGAATATAAACTTATTGAAAACAAAGCCATTGTATAGTAAAATAACAAATGTGCAATGGCTCTTTTTTTGAAAGGAGCATAAAATAAAAATGGGAAAGGATTTAAAAGGCAAAGAATTAGGCAATGGAATTTCTCAAAGAAAAAATGGAAAATATTGTGCGAGATACATTGATAGATTTGGCAAAAGAGTAAGCATTTATGATAGCAAACTAACAGACATTCGTAAAAAGCTGGCTCTTGCTGTTGCCGAAAATGAAACATTTACAAGCATAAAGGATAACATAAAACTTGATGAATGGTTTGTAAAATGGGTAGAAGTGTATAAAAAGAAAAGTGTGCGTCCTAGTACACTCAGGACGTACACATATATTTACAATAAAAATATATCACCTTTTCTTGGAAATTTCAACATTAATTCAATAACAAAAAGCGAAGTGCAAAATTTGATTTCTAAAGCTGATGACTTTGGATATGGTTATGAGCGGCAACAAAAGATTAAAAATATCTTATCAGATATGTTTTCAAGGGCTATGGATGATGAGCTTATGCTTAAAAATCCTGCAAGGAATGTAAAAATATACGCAAAAAAGAATCTAACTGCTAAATCACTTTCAAAAGACGAACAGGAAACCTTTTTTGAGTGTTCTGCAGGAACCTTTTACGACAATCTTTTTAATGTTGCTGTAAATACCGGATTAAGGCCAGGTGAATTATTTGCACTTACGGAAAATGATGTAAACTTTGAAGATAATTACATTGAAGTCAATAAGACACTTGTGTATCAAAAATATCTTGATGATGATTGCAAAACGTTTCATATAGGGCCACCTAAAACAGAACAAAGCAACAGAAAAGTGCCGATGAACTCGCAATGCAAAAAATACATTCAAAAGCAAATTATGCAAAAGAAAGTTGTTGAATCAAAAAATCCTAATAGAAAAAGTCAATTTCTTTTTACAACTAAATTCAATACTCCACTTAATTCTGTATTGTATAGTGCAGCAATCAAATCTGTTGTTGAAATTATTAACCAGACTAGAGATGCCAGCGATAGGATGGAAGTGTTTAACGGGCATACTTTTAGACACACTTTCGCAACAAGGTGTTTTGAATCAGGAGTGGAGCCTAAAGTAGTTCAATCATATTTAGGTCATGCAACATTAAGTATGACTATGGATTTATATACTCATGTTATGCCTACAAAGTTAAATAATGACATTGAGCGTATTGTTTCCAAGTGTGATAACATTGTTGAATTTAGAAAAAAGCGTGGTGTAAGCGTGGTGTAAAAATGTTAGAAATACGCCATTTAGGTATGAAAAATGTACGATAATACGTTATTTTTGAAGGTAATCTGTATGATTTTTAATATACGCAGAAGATTAACCAGATTACTTTTTATAACTTAACAAAAATATAGAAAATGCACGCATATGCGTATGTTTCTAGTAATTTTAAAATTATAAAATTCTATAAAATTTCATGTATTTTAATACCGAAATGGTGTAGAAATGGTGTACACAAATAGAAATGTGGCGTATAGCAAAAAATTTAATATGAGCCATTGCATGACAAAAATATGAGAAGAAATTGATAATATTCTTCTCTTTTTTTATGTTAAAATTTAAATGCAAGGAGGATGAGGCTTATGTTTTCTGATGAAATTTTAACAAAAATTTTTTCAAGAAAAGAAATTCAAAAATTTGATTTGCAGACGCAATCAGAAATTGTCCATACGATAGAAGATGTTTTAGAGGAGGTCAATCAAAATGCAGATAAATCCGTATCAGATACCACAGGTGAATAATTATATGCCACAGTATCAATCATATCAACAGGCATATAACCCTATGCAGAACATTCAGAGGTTCCAGCAACCACAGCAAGAACAGATGCAACAGGGTATCTTTGGTAAAGTTGTGCAATCTCAAGATTCCATAGTAGCAAATGATGTACCTATGAATGGAAGTGTTGCATTTTTCCCTAAGAGCGACTTATCGGAGATTTATGCAAAACAATGGAGTGCAGACGGAACAATCTCTACAATGGTTTTTAAGCCACTTCAAAATGATAACCCTAACAAGTCATCACAAGACACAGAAAAATTGAAAATAGGGCTATCAGACGAAGCTACAGAGATATTTAACAAGCACTTCGATACCTTGTTTTCAAAAATAGAAGAACTTGAAAAGAAAATCGACGAAAAATCTTTGACTAAGACTGCAAGAACAAAAGTTAGTCAAGAATAGTCTAAGAATAGTCTAAGAATAGTCTAAGAATAGTCTAAGAATAAGGATGGTGGTTTTATGAATTTTTTTCAATCATTTAGAAGTCCACAACAGTTTTTGCAGAGCATGATAGGAAATAGTCAAGTCATGCAAAACCCGATGGCTAAAAATGCTATCGGAATGGCACAAAGCGGAGATATGAAAGGTATAGAGCAGATGGCGCGTAATTTGTGCCAAGAAAAAGGAATAAACCCGGATGAAATGATAAATCAGATAAAAAGCAGAATGGGTATGTAACAGCATATTAGAGGTTTGTGCACAATACCTGGGTGACCTCTTTATGAATAAATTTTTGGAGGTATCTAATATGTTTAGTTCAAACTGTAACACAGCGTCGGTTCCGCTTGTAGCGAATATCGACGGAAATGGAAACAACGGATGGGGTGCTGATGGTGGCTGGCTCTGGATTATCGTTGTATTTGCATTACTCTTCGGATGGGGCAATGGTGGATTTGGAGGTTTAGGAGGCAACAATGGTGGCGGCTATGTTGCAACAGCGGCTACACAGGCAGACATTCAGCGTGGATTTGATAATTCCGCAATTATCAGCAAACTTGATGGAATCACAAACGGATTGTGTGATGGATTCTATGCTGTAAACAACAGTATGCTCACGGGATTTAACGGAATCAACACAAATATCATGCAAACCGGCTATGGCATCCAGCAGGCTATTAACGTTGATACAATTGCAAATATGCAGAACACAAACGCATTGCAGTCACAGCTTGCAAACTGCTGCTGTGAAACTCGTGAAGCTATACAAGGAGTTAATTACAACTTAGCAACTAATACTTGTGCTTTACAGAACACAATGAATAATAATACAAGAGATATTATTGACAGTCAAAATGCCGGCTTTAGAAGCATCTTAGACTACTTATGTCAAGACAAGATTGCTACTCTTACGGCAGAGAACAACGATCTTAGACGTGCTGCTTCACAGGATAGACAGAATGCACTTCTGACTACGGCAATGACAGCACAGACAAGCCAGATTCTTGATGCTGTAAGACCGACACCAGTTCCAGCTTATCCAGCCGCTTCCCCTTGCGGACTTGGTAACTGGTCTCCAAGCGTGTTAGCAAACGGATATAACACCTGTTGCGGTTGTAACACAGGATGCGGATGCTAATTACAACAGAATAATTGAGTATCTTAATTGGGTTTAACTCGATTTTAACCGATTAAACATGATTATGTCTGCTATGCAGTATTACTTATAACACAAGGGCAGACTATAATGTTTGCCCTTATTTTTTGAAAGAGAGGTAAATAAAAATGGCAGAATTTACAGGAATTGCATTACAAACTGTTGCGGCCGGAGAAGATGTTGCATTAACAGAAACACCGGTATGTGGAAGTAAATGCATTGTTCATAGACAGGGAAGCGGAATTGTCAAGTTGAGAGGAATTACAAATCAGTGCAGAGCTAGATTCCTTGCATCATATTCCGGCAACATTCAGATTCCAACAGGTGGAACAGTAGAAGCTATTTCACTTGCGCTTGCAGTTGACGGAGAACCTTTGCAGTCAACAAGAATGGTTGTAACACCGGCGGCGGCTGAAAATCTGTTTAACGTATCAGCCCAGGTCTATATTGATGTACCTTGCGGATGCTGTAGCACAGTAGCGGTACAGAATACATCTACACAAGCTATTGAAGTCCAGAACAGCAATTTAATTGTTGTTCGTGAAGCGTAGGAGGTGGTTCGTATGCATGAGTTCGCAAAGAAAATTATGGAGTGCGTAAAGGCAAATGCTGAAGCTATCGGAATTGATAACTTTAGCGGGCAAAATCTTGACGATTTAAAAGACTGGACGGAGATTGCAAAGAACATTGTCTGCTACGATAAGGACTACAAAATTGTGGAAGCAATGAAGAAGTCGGAAGATGAAGAAGAAATAATGCGAAAGATAGAGAAGTATGAAGATTATCCAGAGCGAAGATATTACGATCACTACAGATATGCAGATGGAAGATTCGCACCAAAGGGACACGGGGAATATCAGCGCGGATATATGGAGCCTGTTTATCGCATGACGCCAGAAATGTATCGTGACATGGATCGAGAAACCAGAGGTCGTATGCACTATACCGAGACAGGCATCCACGATGGCGGGACCGGTATGCACGATGTAAGAATGAGCGAAAGCAATTATGATCGTGCAAAGCGTAATTACACGGAGACAAAGGAAATGCACCGCGCAAATACGCCGCAGGACAAAGAAGCGAAGATGCGTGACCTTGAAAAGTACATGAAGGAGCTTTCAGCAGACATTACCGATTTAATGTCCGGTATGTCACAGGAAGAAATGAACATGGCAAAATCAAAACTCACGACACTTGTAAGCAAGATGTAATTTATATGGGCTATGGGTGTAATGCTCATAGCCTTATTTGAGGTATATAAACATGGTATTTACAATAAATGGAGAAAATTGGATATTGCAATTTGTACGTTCGAACAGTGAAGAATTGCGGCGGTCGGATGGCGTATATACATTAGGCGTTACCGACGACAATACTAAGACGGTTAGCATCGCAAGAGGTATGTCTGATTATATGACAAACAAGGTTCTATGCCATGAATTGGTGCATTGCTATTCGTTCTCTTACGACTGCCATATTGATATGCAGACAGAGGAAATAATAGCAGATTTTATGTCGCTATATGGCAGGGACATTATATACCTTGCTGATGATATTTTACACAATGTATTGGAGAGAAGATATGGATAAGATAGATGAAATTCTTGAATATGTGCGCCGGACAAACCCGGAAATGACACGTGATAAGTTGATAGAAGAATTAGGGAAGTGTGAGTATTCTGCAAGAGCTTTAATTTTTGGTTTTCAGAATGTTGTGGATGGTTCTACGAGGATTTGATATCCCCCTATGTTACTTGAAATTACAGTGATTAAAGAAAAATAATTTTCAGAATTTTTTCAAAAAATTTTCGATTTTCTAAATTTTGCCCTGGCAGGATTTGAACCCCCCCTATGTTTCCTAAATATTCCCACGACCATCAAAAATTTTTTTCGCAGATTTCACACAGAAATTTCGCGATTTCACAATTTCAACGCCTGTTTTTCTGATCTTCCCCGGTCGGCTGATCTTGGGTGATCCATTCCGGGACCTGTGCGGCGTGTGCTGATCCTTTGCGCTGATCTATTGCGGATCGTCGGCATATTGCACAAATGCCGGATAGATCGTTGCGCCTGTTTGGTCGTCCTGATCTTCCGCCATGCTCCGGTGATTAAATACCGGGCGCACTTGTCCGAGTGCCTTTCTGCTGATCTTGGCCGGGCGTGGTTGCAGAATTTCAAAGCGTGCAAATTAAACACTGCCGCAAGCTAATTTCTGCGCGTGTGAACGCGTAGAACGCCAACAGAGCCACGCGCAAACCATACAAGGTATATAAATGCACCTGTAGATATAATTAAGGCTATAATATGCCTAGATTGTCAAATTGTCAAGGTACGCAAAAAGGGCAGTATATGCCCTATAAGAATTTCCGGCACTTGTCAATTACAGAAGTAATAGCTCCGGCTTTGCTGATTTTCAAAATATCTCTATTTTTTCATCGCGGAGAATCCGCAACCATTCCAGTAGATCGGCGCGACTATTCGCATAGTTTGCGCACTTTTCGCCGTCGTATATAATCATGTATATCATACTATCACCCCTTTATTTAATATAAACCTCTTCAAGTTCTTCCAGATCGTCAACATGTACTATATAGCGTTTGATCTCTTTGTTTGTTGCTATATAGTTTTCCTTTGCCTGTGTTGGGTTCCGGAAAAGTGCTTCAACTTCGACCTTGCTTTTGCCGTCGTCCTGTGTCTTTCTGTCGATCATGTACACGATCGCCCATTTTGTGAATTTTGTATAATCTTTCATATTGTTGTCCTCGCTTTCGTTTTGCGTTGTTTCTTAACTTGCCTTTACTATATCGCTTTCAAAAGTGATAGTCAAGTGTTTTTGTAACTTTTTTTAGTTATTTTTCTTGACTTTTGCGGCAGCATATTATAATATAGTAACCAAATAAATAACTACGGAAGGAGGGTACAAGATGATTAAGTATAAGATTGATGTAGGCGATGCTCTGGAACGTGTCGGATTTACAACGTACAGAGCCAAGACCACGGGACTGCTTAGCCAAGACACGTTAAGACGTATCAAGGAAGATGATACTAACATTAGCATTAAGTCGCTTAACAGTCTTTGCCTGATACTCGACCTGCAGCCAAAAGACATCTTAATATACGAAGACACAGAGCAGGACAGGAAGCAAAGAGAAAAAATTTAATTTTTTTAAAATTATCACTTGACAAAGTGATATTAATGTGGTAACATGTAATTACATTAAAGGAAAGGAACGCCGAATGGCGTAAGGTAAAATGATATGATAACAAGGACTGATGCAATTAATGTATTAATGAAGGACAGATGCACAATGAATGAGGCTAAACGCTTCTTGGACATGGGTACAATCGTGTACGAAGCAGACGAGCTGGAGGAGCATATCGAGGACTACTGCTCCGAATGGTACGTGTGTGGCTATGGCTACGATGAAGAGGATGTTGTCGAAATGACAGAGAAAACCAAAGCGATGGTTAATGGCGGCGAGCTGCTACCGGACTGGAGCAAGGTTGAGTATGACGGCAAGACCTATTACATTGAGTATTGTAATTGATTGACTTTTTTTAAAAAATCTTGTATAATGTAAAAAATAGCTTGTATTTAGTTGGTATATGCAGCGCGTCCGGAGCATGTACCAACCAAGCCAGGGCAAGAGGGCGCGTAGTATTTGAACGTTCGCCGGTTAGATCAGTCTAGCCGGCTTTTTTATTTGCCAAAAGATCAGGACACAGCCAGAAGGGAGGGCGCAGCATGACAAAGATTAAGGAACAGGAAAGCGAGTACACGCAGTTTATAACATGTGTAGAGGATATGTCAGCGGTCGCTTCTGATATAGTTTCTAAATATTGCGATATAAATTCTATAGATGAATCAGACATATATCCGAGTATTTGGAATGATATTATCACAGAGTTGTATATTAAATTATTCAGACCGTGCAATAGATTATTAAAAACAGATAGTAATTTATATAATCAATATGATATAGATAAAGTGGTATATATATATAATAATATATATAAGAGATTATGTAATAAACACTGTCAAGAAATATCGCAAAAAGGGTTTATAGATATGTCTGGGATAGATAAGCAAACGCTGTATAACTGGAAGGCGCCAAGCTCCTCGAGTTTCGACTTGCACGAAAAAATCATGGAAGATAATGAGGAAAGTCTTTTTTCGCTCATGAAGGACAGACGCAACAACCCAATGAAGATACTTCCGAAGCTGAACAAGGTACACGGTTGGAGCATGCCGGGCGCACGAGACAGAACCGACACAAAGCAAGCCTTGACAGCTGCCGATCTTCCACAGTTAGGCACAGGAACACAAGATATAGCACGGATAGAAACAAAACCACTAGATATAGTGAATTGCGGTGTAAAATAAAAGCGTGCGTTTTATTTACAACGCAAGTTTGTTGGATTTTTTGTGAATTTTGCACATAAAAAAATGGTCCGGTTTAACTCTGGCGTGCTGCTTATAGGGGTATGGGGGTTAGACATGGTGCGCAAAATACTCCTACTAAGTTCCTCAAACATTTTTCAAAATAAAAAGTCCTATTATATATAATATAAATATATAAACCAATTACACATATAATAAATAAATTATATAAACGTAATGCATATATAAATATTATATAAAGGCTTTATAGATGACTGATAAATAGGTTTTTGATAAATAGAATTCGGATTTCTAAAAATTTTTCAAAAACAAAAAGGACGTGATTGAAGATTGAATAAAAGGCAAAATGGCACCTAGGGAAGTATATTGAATTGTCGGGAAAAAATAAAAAAGCCGCAAATCAGCGACTTAATTATTTTCAATCCATTCTTGCAAGATTTTAACAATGAGATTAGACAATGACCTGCTTTCCTCTTTAGCTCGTCTTTCAAGTTTTTGCCGAAGCTCAGCAGGCAATCTAACAGCAAAAGGACTATATTTTACGTTGTTCGGCATAATATGCACCTCCTACAAATGATGATAGCATATTAAAAGCAAAAAATCAAATACATTGTATTAAAATGTATTGAAACGTATTGAAAACAAATACTTTATATGTTATAATACTCATGTCAATTAAAAATAGGGGGGTAAGCATATGAAGATTGCATATGTTAGAGTTTCAACGGTGGAGCAGAACGAAGAAAGGCAGATAGAAGGTCTTTCTAAGTTTGGAATTGATAAATGGTACATTGAAAAGGTGTCGGGAAAGAATACAGATAGACCAGAATTGCAAAAAATGCTTAGTGAAGTACAGGCTGGGGATATTGTTTATGTTCACGATTTTAGCCGTTTGGCACGTTCAACTAGGGACTTACTGAATATCGTTGAGAAGCTTAATTTTAACAATATTCACGTTGTTAGCAACAAGGAAAATATTGACACTTCAACACCATCTGGAAAACTAATGCTTACTATGATTGGTGCAATATATGAATTTGAACGTACAAATATGCTTGAGAGACAAGCAGAAGGAATTGCAATCGCAAAGCGTGAAAATAAATACAAAAATTGTGGCCGCAAAAAGATGAAACTTACAGATGTGCAACTTGCAAGCATAGAAAAATATTATTCAGGTGCAATAAATAAGTCACAGCTTGCAGATGAAATCCATGTATCACGACCAACACTTAATAAAATTTTACAAGAGCACGTTGCATAAACGTTATGGGCTATCGCCAAGCGGTAAGGCACAGGGTTTTGACTCCTGCATTCGTTGGTTCAAATCCAACTAGCCCAGTTTGGACACGTTTTTATTCATTTTAGTGTCCTTCCTTTCTCAACCCACTAGCGGAAAGCTGATTAAAGAGCCGTCACAAGGCTCGGTGGGTTTTACCGGTTTAATTATCGGTAGTTGACTATACCCTTGTTTTAACAAGGGCTTTTCACTCCCTTATGCGTATTAAATTACGCAAGTGAAACATAGATTAATGGCAAATCAAACAGTAAGTTTAATCCCGGTTCGATTCCGGGTGTTTCACCTCACCTACACCCCCTATAAATGAATTGTTATCAATTTTAGTGGAATCCAGCCATGCGCATTTTCGGATGTGCATACCGTCACAGGCGGTATTTCGCAGATATGGTGTAATGGTATCACAGTAGATTGCTAATCTATCCAACGAATAAAATCGTTGTCAAGGTTCGACCCCTTGTATCTGCGTTGCTTGAGATACTTCTTAGGCGTTGATGCGTGACGGAATAGGTAAACGGAATTGTCATAGAGAATTGGGTGCAATTGACAACTTAGCTACCCAGATTGCGCACTCCTGTGTGGTGCAAATCCACACCGCGTCAAGAGGCGGGTCATTCCCGAATAAGCAGGCGTTGCGGTAGTCCCTGCTGAATCAATAAAAATGCCGATGCATGAGAACGCCGCATAGCGGAATGTCTGCATCGGAAACCGCACACGGAGAAGCGGCAACGATTGGCGGTGTTGCGGCAGACTGTAAATCTGTTCCCACGTGGTAAACATTATAGGTTCAATTCCTATCTTCTCCACTTAACAGCAAACTAGCTTGACGAAGCGAAAAGCGGAACTGTGACCGCCTGTTTGCTGATTTGTTGTTCACAGGTTCTAAGCACAAGTGGAGTGCTGTTATCTTTCACAGGAGGTAATTTACATGAACGAAGAAGAATTAAAGGCTAAGGTTGACTATGAGTTTTCTCACAGATTCAATCACACTTTGCATGCCTATATTGACATTTCAGAGGATTTGATTGCTGGAACATTATTATCTCAAATAATGTTTTGGTTTTCTGAAACAAAGGATAAAAAACGAAAAATACGGATTTATAAAGATGGAAATTATTGGCTCGCTAAAGGCAGAGAGGAATGGGTCGATGAAATAAGAATTTCCAAAAAGCAATACGATAATGCGGTTAAGAAACTAAAGGAAAAGGAATTTGTAGAGACAAAACTGTTCAAATTTAATGGAGTTCCAACAACTCACATCAGACCGATATATGAAAATATAAATTCTGCAATAGCAAAATGGAAAGATGATATTTCAAAAGAGATATGTTGCAGTTTTTCGGATTTACCCAAAGGGGAAAATGGAATTTACCCAAACGGCGAAAAGGATATTCCCCATTCGGCAAATTCTTTAACAGAGAATACTTACATAGACAATAATACAGATAATAATTATGCTTTTTCTTTACAAGAAAAAGGAACATTATGCTTTTCTTCCGAAAAGGCGGTCGGGAAAAGCGATGTTAAATATCCGATTGATGATGTTCCGTATCTGGTCGGTCAATACACAGAGCCATACACGCTAGGAAGCCGAATAATCGACCTTAGGAACATTATCCTGTATTTTATCGACAGGTACAATGAAAATTCAACTACGAAGCATGTAGACGTATCAGACAAGGCAATTAAGAACATAGTCGATGCATATTTTCATCCGACAGGCAAGGTTGTTGACTGTGAAGCGGAAGATTATATGTGGATGATAGATGATTACTTTGCAACCGATTACAAGATGAATGGCTGGCGAGTGTCTAAGAGCCTGCAGCATTTCTTTTCTGGGAAGATCAGGGAAAACATTTACATGAAACGGATATAGGGGGTGCCATTATGAGAAGTGAAATTATAAAATCTATTGACGATATAGCACAACACATCGTTGAATCACAGGATAAACAGGCTGCATTAGAGTTCACAAAGGTAATTGGAAAATTACTGAAAGAAAATGGCGTAAGCGTATACGGAACGGAGTATGAAGATGATGCCCTTAGACAGATTAGGCATGGGTATAAGATTGAGATGCTTGATTTTTTCCAACACGACAAAGAGGTTAACAATGAACTGTTTGACAAAGTTTCATTCCGAAATGCGATAATAGATGAATTGCGGTTGAGAATCGAGAATTTGAGACTTGATTTGGATAAGGCAAGAGAAACAAATGGTGTAGTTCTTCCGGCTGAACCTCTGGACGTGGTAAAAATACTTGTGACAGAAACAATGCATTATACAAACAAATTTACAGGTCTGGAAACCGAGTGTAGAAAATATGGAATTAAAGACTTGGAGCAAATAGCAGAACATTTGAGAATTTACTGCGAGTGGAATAAGGAAGATGAAAACGGGAATGTGATTCTGAGCGATGATAAGACAGAAGTGTTGACAGAGGGAATCAAGATAAACTGTTAGGAGTGATATTATGAAGATAACAGAAATGAATAACTGCATTGAGAAAATGCGAGAGTGCTATCCGTTTGAGGATGAAAAAACAGAAATATGGTTAGACAATCGGAATGAAATGGTTACTACAACAGAAGTTTGCCTTAGAACAATAGATAGAAACGGTACAGAAATCAAAATGGCAAGACCGATTGACAGTTTAGAGCGAGACATAATCGCTTTTTAACAAAAATTACCGGCTAACAACAGGAGTTAGTCGCTACCCTAGAAAAATTATAGGCAGAGATATCTATGGCATCTCTGCTTGAATGAGTGGAGGTGCTTTTTTCTATGGCATCTAAAGAGTTAATCAACACAGTAAATCAATATGACAATTTTATAAAGACACACCCGGTCGATGAATCCGTAATATCTGCTTATGTAGAAGCGTGCAAGGTCGCTATAAACGGCGAAAAGGATATTGAGTACGGGTTGCAACTTACGAAGCGGTCTAAGGGCATTATAGAGCGTTTCTGCATGGAGCAGACAGGCGGTACGATATGGGATTTAGATTATTACCATTTCAAACATGAGACAACACCATATGATCTGTTAGACCAATATCTAAATATCTATAAGCTGGAATCTCATTACAAGTTTGAGAGCTTTATGATTTTTATGGAGAAGAACCGACCACCTTGGGAAAGATTCTATCTTCCGAGACAAAATCCTTTGAAACAAGTGGCAGATTTAATACAGGACTTATACGATGATAAACTTGACGAGGGCATGGTTTTTATGCCTGGTCGCGTGGGGAAAGCTCAACCAGTGGATTCTTTAGTGTTGACAGAAAATGGATTCAAAAAAATGGGAGAAATAAAGATTGGAGACACCGTTATTTCTGGTAGCGGGGAAAAGTGCAATATTACCGGAATTTTTCCACAGGGCGTAAAAGATGTTTATAGAATTACATTTACAGATGGAACAAGTGCTGAATGCTGCAAAGAGCATTTATGGAAGGTACAAACAAATGAAGATAGAAGAATAAGACCAGAAAGAGGAAAAACAGAACAATCATATAGGATAGTAGAATTAAAAAACATGATTGGAGATTTGAAATTATCAACAGGAGAAAACAAATATTCTGTTGACTATGCAAATCCGGTTCAATTCGATAAAAAAGAATTGAAAGTGCCACCATATGTTTTAGGAGCGCTTATAGGAGACGGATCTTTAACTGGCGGAAATTGTGCTATATGCAATCCAGAAATAGACATTATTAAAAAAATTAAAAAATATTGTAATGGATATGCAAAAATTAGCACCTACAAAAGCGAAAATAGATGCCCTAGATTTTCTCTCGTTGGAAATAATATAAGAAAAGATTTGAGATATTATGATTTGCTTGAAAAAAAATCTTATGAAAAAAGTATACCATATGATTATTTGCATTCTTGCGTAGAGGATAGAATAGAACTTTTAAGAGGTCTGTGTGACACAGACGGAAGTGTCAAAAAAAATTCTGCATTCATAGATTATAGCACATCATCTAAACAACTTTCGGAGGATGTAGTATATCTTGTTCAATCTCTTGGAGGAAGAGCGACAGTTAAAAAAAGTGAATCCCACTACATAAAAGATGGGAAAAAGATAAATTGCAAAGACAGATACAGAATAACAATATCTTTTGGGAATGGAATAGTGCCAGTTTCATCTAAAAAATGCTTAGATAGGTACAAAGATAATAAAAAAGTAACAAAAAAATTTATTGAAAAAATTGAATATTCAAGAAAAACAGAGTGCCGATGCATAATGATAGACGATCCGACACACTTGTATATAACAAATGATTTTATTGTTACGCATAATACGCAGATTGTAAAAATGGGTAATTTATGGTTCGGTTCAAACAGACCAGAGAGATCAAATTTGTACTCTGCATATTCTGATAAGATCACGGGCGGATATTATGACGGAATAAAAGAAATGGTCACAGACCCGACGTATACATATCACGAAATTTACCCGGATAATAAAATTGACGGTCTGACAGACGGAAAAGATTTAACTATCGACATAAACAGAAAAAAAACATACCCAACATTTACAATGAGATCAATTTATGGAACGCTGAACGGTGCGTGTGATTGTGACGGACTTGGAGTTTACGATGATTTATTTAGCGGTATTGATGAAGCGTTAAGTGAAGATCGGCAAAATACGGTATGGAACAAATTTGACAACAACTACATGCCTAGAATAAAGCCGGGGAAAGCGAAACTTCTTGGAATCGGTACAAGATGGGCACCAAAAGACGTGCAAGGGCGCAGGCTTGAATTACTTAACAATGATCCTGAATACGCAGAGATACGGCACCGAGAAATTGTTATTCCAGCTCTTGATGAGAACGGAGAAAGTAATTTCGACTATCCGTATAAGTTGGGATTTACAACGAAAGATTATAAAAGACGTATGTCGTCATTCGAGAACAACGATGATATGGCATCGTGGCTTGCACAGTATCAGCAAGAACCTATTGAACGTAAAGGACAAATGTTTAATATTGATGCAATGAATTTTTTCAATCCTGCTGAAATCGAAGGAGTACGCCCAGACAGAATATTTGCGGCAAACGACCCGGCATATGGTGGTGGCGACTTTGTTTCAATGCCTATATGCTATGAAATCAACGGAGAATACTATATAACTGATGCTGTCTACAACGACGGAGATAAGGACATTACAATTCCAGAGGTAACAAGCAGAATAGAATCACACTTAGATAAGTTTCCAAACAAAACTGCAGAGGTACACTTCGAGGAAACGAAATCGACGTCCGGTTACAGACTTGCGTGCGAAAAAATATGGGAAGATGACGGATACCCGGTAAATGCAACGCACGATCCGGCAGATAACCAAACCGCAAAGATGGACAGAATCAAAAACCATGCTCCGGATATTCGTAAACTGCATTTCGTAGCAATGAAGTATCAGACAAAAGAATACCGAAAATATTTTCAGAACATTCTTTCATGCACGTTTGAAGGAAAAATGAAACATGATGATGGCGTAGATTCTACGGCGCAGCTATGCGACATGATTTACGGAGATAGAAAAGCAAGAAAAAAGACTATGATTATTTCAAGTCCAATATAAAGGAGTGGTGTTTTATGACAACAGCAAAATATTTATCACAGATTAAAGAATTTAACATTAAGATTGACAGGAAGATCGCAGAAATATATCGACTTAGAGAAATTTCAACATCAGCCAATAATGCTGCTGACACAGAAAAAGTACAGACTTCAATTAAATATGATAAATTAGGGGATTCAATAGTAAAAATTGTAGATGCAGAAAAAGAGATTGATCGATTAATTGACATTTATATTTCTAAAAAGCGAGAGATTATAAATCAAATAGATCAAATAGAAGATATTGAGCAATACGAAATATTACATTTATATTTTGTGGAAGGATATACAATTAAGGAATGTGCAAAATTCAAGGATTGTAGTATTAGAAAAGTAAATGCAATTAAGGCAAATGCAATGAAAACATTTGAAAAAATGTTCGGAAGATTATATTATGCGTAAAATTGCGTACATTTGCACTATTTTGCACACATGTGCATATTGTTTCATTATTAAACGTATAGTATAGTTAGAATGAAAATGTTGTCTAAAGACATTTCGATTTCTTCATATTAAAATCCTTGGAAAAGCATCGTTGAGATATCACGGTGCTTTTTTAATGCGATTTTACGCACAAACAATAATTATTTAGGTGGTTATCTATGCAGACAATAGGCAGAATCAATATTACAACGGATGTTCCTTATATTGACGAAACGAATGTTGTAAGTGTTTTACGTAAGGCATATATCCAACATACGATAAATGCTAACAGAATTGAATATTTGCTTCGGTACGACGCTGGAGAGCAGCCACTTACAAGAAAAAAGACTGTAAGAACAGACATTGATTGCCAATGCGTAGATAACGTGGCAAACGAGATTACGGAGTTTTGGAACTCTTATATGTTCGGCACAACGATAAATTATGTTCAGACAGCTAACAATGACGACGAAGAAATCTCAGAAGCTGTCAAAGAATTAAACAGACAGTTGGCACTTGCCGGAATCAGCAGCAAAACAACAGAAATTGGAAGATATGTGACTATCGGAGCTGTTGATTGCGTCTACATAGACATCAATTCACAGTACAAGCCGGGCAAGAGCTTTGTTTCGTATAATGTCCTTGACCCTGCAACGTCATTCATTGTGAAGTCCGGCTATTATCCCGATAAACGCCCGATGATGGGCGTTACATATCGACATGATATGGAAACCGGCAATAATTACTTTACCTGTATTACAGACGATAAGAGATACGAAATTATAAATCTCCAAAAAATTACAAATGGAGATATAAAGCAGGGTGAAGTATGGAAACACGCCGAACGAAGCGGAGAAAAGAATCCATACGGAATTATTAATATAGTAGAGTGGTATCGGTCACATGACAGAATGGGTGTGTGGGAAAGACAAATATCCGAAATGGATAATTTGAATCTGCTAATATCGGACTTTACAAACGACGTAGACCAGAACACGCAGGCTATATGGCATGGAAACGACATTGAATTTCCAAACGAAAAAATCATACTTGAAGATGGCACAGAAAAAGAAGTAACCAAAAAGCCGCAATCCGGCGAATGGGTACTTACATATACATCAAAAGATGGTTCTAAGCCATCTATCAATCCTCTTGCGGTTGATTATGATTATCCGGGAATGCTTAACAACATTCTATATCGTAGACAGTTGATATTGCAGAAGTGCAATGTTCCACAGCGAAATGATAACAGCGGTGGTAGTACAGGTGTCGCAATGTCTGATGCTACAGGCTGGTCGCAAGCAGAAACGGCGGCATCTAAGCAACAGATGATTATTGATTCTATTAAAATGCAGGAAGCAGAAGTTATCCTTGCAGTTATAGATAAATCGCCTGACATTCCGCAGGATAGCCCATTAAGAAAGCTCACACTTGCAGATATCGAACCAAGTATTAAGCGACAAAAGACATATGAGATGTCGACGAAGGTTAATTCGATTGCGACATTGCTTAGTCACGGATTTAGCCTTGAGGATTCTTTGAATGGCGTACCGTTCTTCGACGACAACAACGAAGTGTGTACAAGAAGTGGTGATATGGTTCGCAGATATCAGGAATCTATCGTGAACACATCTACCGGTACTCAATCAGAGGGCGGAGAAGGGGAGAAATCCCCAAATTCTGGCAGAACCATGCAAGACTTATCAGACCAGATAAGCAACAGCCCAATGATAGATAAGGCAAGGACTGATAAATAATGGATTTTGAAGAATTAAACATAATATCAAAAAAACAGAGGTTGTCCATTGATTATGAAACATATTTTGGAGAGATGGATTTAACTCAAAAACAAAAGGAGCAACGTATCTCATTGGCAAAAAGGTTGGAAGATGATATGTTGTTTTTCTTTGCTTTGATTTCTATTCTAAGACAATTTGAATACGAAGATATGCAATTTGCCATTGAAAGCCTTGAAAACAGATATCGAGCCACTTTAGGCACATATATGGACATAGATGATTATTTGTCGGACTATATCAAAGAATTTGCCAATTACACTATGGATGTGACACAAAGACATTTAAACGATGAATGGTATTTGTCGCAGGACAGGGCAATGCTCATAGCAGAGAACGAAGCAAATACAGATTGTAATTATTCTGAATACCAACAGGCTATTGCAAACGGAGCAAAGCAGAAAACATGGTTAACTATGCGAGACAAGCGCGTAAGACACACTCACATGAAGGTTGACGGGAAAACGATACCTATTCAATCGGTATTCTTAGTTGGAGATTCGGAATTTTTGTTTCCAAAAGACCAGACATTTTCACCAAGCGCAAATGAAGTAGCCGGATGCAGATGTTCAATTAAATATTTATGATTTTTAGCCATTAGGTTTTACCTAGTGGCTTTTTATATGCCCTAGAGAAAGGGCAATACAAATTTCGCAGAAAGTTAGAGAAAACTTAAATCGCAGAAAGAAGAGGTAAAAGATTATGGCAGATGTAAACGCAACAACACAGGCACAAGAGTTACAGACAGAACCAACAGAACCAACAACACAACCGACAATTGAAGAACTTATGGCACAGCTTGCAAGTGAGAGAGCCGAGAAGGAAAAGTATAAAAATGCTTCCGACAAGGCAAGTTCCGAAGCGGCAAACTACAAGAAACAGTTGCGTTCTAAACAAACAGCAGAGGAGGCAGAAGCAGAAGCAAAGGCAGAAGCTGAACGACTTCAAAAAGAAAAGTACGAGGAAATGAGCAAAGAACTTGACCACATTAAAGCGGTTTCGGCATATAAAAACATTTCTACGGAAGATGCTGTTGAAAATTTAATTGATGCTGTTGCGGACGGGGACCATTCTGCCATTGCAGCAATCATCCAGAAAGAAATAAAAACAGCGGTAACAGCCAAAGAAGCTGAATGGATGAAATCAAGGCCACCTATTAATGCAGGTGGAGGAGAGAACGCAATTTCCAAGGAACAGTTCGACAAGATGAAGTACCAGGAAAGAGTTGAGTTTAAGATTAAAAATCCGGAGCTTTATAAGAAGTATACGGAGTAATTTATGGAGGTAAAAAATTATGCCACAAACAAAGTTAGCGAATTTAGTAGACCCAGAAGTAATGGCTGATATGGTATCAGCTAAGCTCCCAAAGAAAATTAAGTTTTCACCTATTGCAAGAATTGATACAACGTTAGTAGGTAGACCCGGAAGCACAATCGTTGTTCCAAAGTACGCATACATCGGCGACGCAGAAGATGTTGCAGAAGGCGCTGCAATGGGTACAACTGTACTTACAGCATCTACAACAGAAGCAAAGGTAAAGAAAGCTGGAAAAGCTGTAGAATTAACAGATGAATCTGTTTTATCTGGATATGGCGACCCTATGGGTACAACTGTAAATCAAATTGCAATGTCAATTGCAGCAAAGGTCGATAATGATTGTTATGATGCTCTTTGCGATGCACCGATCCAGTACGATGGAACTGCTGCAAATATCAGCTATTCTGCTGTTGTATCGGCTAACAGCAAATTTGATGATGAATCAGATGCAGCACTAACAAAAATTTTGTTTATTAACCCAGCGCAGGAAGCCACATTGTTAAATGATGCAGACTTTAAATCAAATGACAAGTACCCACTTAATGTAATTATGAGAGGAACAATTGGCTCTATTGCAGGTGCACAAGTTGTTAAATCAAAAAAGGTTAAACTTGTTAAATATGAAAAGGATGAGGCAGGAACAATTACAATTGTTGCAGATACAGTAACAGAAGATGATACAAAAAAGCATCTTTCAACAATTCTTCCAAATTTTGTAGGAAAGCTTGCTGTAGGAGATAAGGTTAAAGCTGTAACAACAAATTATTATGCCTGTCCGCTTGTAATTGTGTCAGCAGAAGATCCTAACGAAGATTCCAGTGCTGATGGTGTTTCGGAAGAGGAAAGCGCACTTACAATTTACATGAAAAGAAATGTAGAGATTGAATCAGACCGAGATATTCTTGCTAAAACAACTGTTATTTCTGGTGATGAGCATTATACAGCAGTATTAAGCAATGATTCAAAAGTTGTTCTTGGAAAATTTAAGGCGTAGTAAAGGGGTGGTTGTATATGCTGTTAAGGCGACACAAAATTAACGCAGCTACGCATTGTAACGTAGAAGCTGAAAAAGAAATTCAAAAAGCAACATACGGCAATGAACTTAAATACGAAAAAGAACCGGATAAATTTTCGTGTTCTTCTTATACAAAAACAAGCATTAACCGTATGACTACCGAAGAATTGCGTTGGCTGGCTTTAGAACAAGGAATTGAAAATGCTGGAGAAATCAGCGGCTCAGAGTTAAAAAAGATTCTTATTGAAAAATTTGAATTATAGGAGATTTAAACATGGATGAAAAAACAATATTAGAACAAGTAAAAATTCGATTACTGCATTATTCTGTGGATGAAGAGACTTCTGATATTGTTTTCAATCATGTTCAAGAAAATCCGCTTTTGCAACAGCTTATTAAGCAAGCCATATCTGCTATCAAAACAGAGAGGCATTATGAGAATAATCCAGATATATATACCGAAGAAAAAGTCGAAGATGACTTGAAACGATATGAGAACAATGTTGTTGATTACGTTGTCTACTATCGTTCACAAGCAGGAGAAAGCTTCATGAAGAGTTATTCAGAAAATGGTGTATCAAGGTCGTGGATTGATTCTGGCAAGCTGTTTGCAGGAGTGACAGCAATTTCTAAGATTGTATAAAGAAGATTGTGCGTTATCGTGTTTGCGGTGCAGATGCGGTAGCAGGCGGTGTGCATCAAGGGTGGTGGGCGGCACACCAACTAATAAGAAAGGCGGTATATGATTGATGACTATTGAGATATCAACAGCAATCATTATAAGCGTGTTATCACTTGGTTTTTCCGTCTTTATGGGATTGAAGAACAACAAAAGAACAGATACTAAAGATGTTGAAGAACGCGTAAAAGAAAACACGCGAATCAACATGAAGCTTGATGCAATTTCCAATAACACTACGGAAATCAAGAATGAAGTATCTGAAATGCGAAAAGAAATCAATTCGCACGATAATCGAATTATTAAAGTTGAGGAAAGTGCAAAACAGGCACACCACAGACTTGATACGATTGAAGAGAGATTAAATGGAAGGCTAAATGGGAAGGAGTAATTGATATGCAGGAATTATTAAGCAACGCAACAATTTTACTTGCGGTAGTTGGCGGTTTGGCATTTATCGTGTCAGTAATTACACAGGTGATTAAGGGCATATTCAAGAATGTTCCGACAGACTTAGTAGTATTTGTGCTGTCAATCACTCTTACAATAACGGCATTTATTGCGTATATGCAGTACATCAAGGCAAAAATACTATGGTACATGATTGTAGCGTCCGTAATTGCCGGATTTATTGTGGCATTTGTCGCTATGTTTGGATGGGAAAAACTATCAGAACTATGGAAGCGTTTCGGTAAGGATGTGAAGTAATGTCTTTAGAAATCAACAAGCAAAAAATGATGTATTCACTTAGCCTTGGATTGCACCCACAGTATAGACGAGATGATGACGGAAATATCATCTATACCGGATATACAGACGATGATGGCGTATTTATTCCTTATTTGGATGAAGATGGCAATAAGATACCAGAAGTAACAGGAGAACCGATTGAAACATACACGGAACCTGTTATTTTTTATTCGTCTATTAGCAACAAACTAAGCGAAGCAACCGCTAAGGAGTTTGGTATTGATGATTCAACCAACTATGCACAGTTAGTCACAGACAAAAACACATTTCCACTTGTGGAAGGTGCGCTGATTTGGAAGCGGTCGGAAGTTGGATATAAGGATAACGACAAGACAATCATTGATTCAACGTCGGCAGATTACATCGTCAAGGGCGTAGCAGACGAAGGATTAACAGTTGACCTTTATCTGTTGCGTAAAAATGTGAAGAATGCAGAGTAGGTGATGGCATGGTGAGAAAAAAGACAATCAGTATGAACTGCCTGTCTCAATCGAGCATCCAAAACGCGATAAAACAGCTTAGAGACTATCAGAATAGTTTGACATATAAATGTCAAATGGTCGCTCAAAGGTTGGCTGAAAAGGGCGTAGAGATTGCAAGAGTGCAGATATTAGACCTTGATGCAGTATTCACTTCTGAACTTCTTTCAAGCATTCATTCAGAATATGAAGGAAGCACAAAGGGCGGCGGTGTATGGGCGGTTGTGGCTGGTACAGACCATGCGATGTTCGTTGAGTTTGGCACCGGAATTGTCGGAAAGCAATCGCCATATCCGGGAAAATTGCCGGACGGAGTGACGTGGAACTACGCAAGTGGAAAAACCATACGTCAGTTAGCGGATGGTAGATATGGGTGGTTTTATCCGGGTGATGATGGAAATTGGTATTTTACAGAGGGTATGCCAAGCAGACCATATATGTATTACACATCACTTCAACTCATGAAATTGGTTGGAAAAACTGTAAAAGAGGTATTTAAGAATGGTTGACAATACATGGGCGTATGAGAACGAAACAAAGGTTTTGGGTATTCTCAACTCGTATGCCATTCCGAATTTAAGAAAAAAATTTCCAGACATGAAATGGCAGGAAGGTGTCACAATAACAAACATTGAAAGCAGATTGTCAAAACCGACATTTCCGACCATATATGTTCACGAATTGCCCGGAACAGAGCAAGGTCGGACATTGGACGGACAGAATATTAATGGTGTTTTAACCACGTTTGAAGTACAGACTTTTACAAACACTTCACAATACGATGCAAAAATCATGCTTACGATAGTAGCAGACGTATTTAAGACTACGAGATTTGAGGTAACATCAATGCCCGAATTTAAGTCAGACGGAACAGTATATAGAAGCGTTGCGAGATTCAGAAGAATACTCGGAGCAAATGATAGATTGATGGATAAATAATTTAAGAACCTGTTTCGGGTTCTTTTTTATGTATATTTTTAAGGAGGTAAAAAAAGATGGGAGCAACAGGTAACGTAGCCGGTGTAAGTACACTCGGCGTTAGATTTTGTTACGCACCGGAAACTGTAGCAGGCACAAAACCAACAACAGGATGGAAAGAATTAAGCCGTATCAACACTATTGCAGGAATTTCGGACGAGCCACAGGCTATTGATGCGTCTGCATTGAGCGACAAAAAGACAAGAAACATCCCAGGACGAGACACGGTTTCCGACACAATGGCCGTAACAGTAAATAAGACTGATGACACAATCGCGGAATGGAAAGAATGCATTCAGATTTATCAGGCTTTAACAGGCGGTAAACGTATGTGGTTCCAAGAGATCACACCGGGATTGACAAACGCAGAGTTTTATGTTGCGGCACCGCCAAGCGGACTTCCTAAGACTGCAAAAGAGCAGAATGGACTTCTTACAATGGAGATTCCTCTTGTTGTTGATGAAATGATGGACGATGCAGCCGTCATTGAACCGGAGGGGGAATAGTTAGTCACTCATTGGATTCACATACCGCAGTAGTGAGTGACGAAGAATCGAATGCGGTAAACAGCTATTCATCAACATACGATGAATAATGAAACATTGAACAGAAAGGGCGGGCTTCGGTCTGCCCCTTTCCTATGTCTTTCACATAGGAGGAAAGGTAAAAGGTATTAAAATATGAAAACAATTACAGTTGATGGAAAAGAATATAAGTTAGAGTTTGGTTTCGATGCAGTAGAAGTAGGAGACCTTATTCAGAAAATGTTTGAAGTAAAGTCCGGAATGTATATTATTCGTTCTGCACAGGCAGGCAATAGTCTTGCAGTAGCTACACTTGATGGTACAAGTCAGTTACTTGCAACAATTCCTAAGATTTGCGTTCTTGCTATTTATGCAGGATGCTTAGAGCATAACCCAATTTCAATGGATGAAGCTAAAACACTATTTAAGAAATATATGAAGCAGAAAAAAAAGTCTTGCACAGATGTATACAATGAAATAATTTATCCTTGCATGGAAGATGATGGTTTTTTCTTGATGAGCGGAATCAACAAGATGATAGATTCCATGAATCAAGCGACAGAGGAAGCAGAAAAGATAATACAGGGAGAGGGGGGAAAAGTGATTCTACAAGACCACAAGAAAAGTTCAAAACCATCCACGAAGTAATTTGGAAAGGCTTTTTTCCATCTGCATATTCTATGGGAATTTCACTTGAAGAATTTAAGCACATGAATCCGAGGAAGTTGGAATATGTAAAAGATGGATATGTCAAGAGAATACAACAAATTGACGCTCTTAATTGGCTTAATGGTAGATATACCATGCAAGCCGTTGCTGTTGCAATCGAAGCAAATTTCGCTAAAAATCCTAAAGGAGAATACATCGAACGACCATTTCTTAACCGAATTGAGACAGAAGAAGAAAGAATTGAGAGACAGCGTAAAGAGTTTGCATTGGAAATGGCAACGATGCGAGCAAATTTCAATATAAGAAAGCAAAGAGCGCGATTAAAGAATAATACAGACGACGGTACAACATAGTTTGTGCCGTCTTTTTTACTATGTGACAGAAAGTTGGTGGAATCGTGGCTACAGATATTGACAGCTTACAAATTAAAATCGGAGCAGAAGCGCAAAAAGCGAATAATGAAATTGATAAGCTCATAAATAAATTGGGCGTTCTGTCTAAATCCTTGGGTGGAGTAGATACTAAAGGACTTCAAAAGCTGGCTAGTGGTGTAAATATCCTTAGTGGCGCAATGCAGAGTTTTCAAGGTGTGAAACTGTCCGATTTTACAAGAATTGCTAAGGGAATACAGAAGTTTGAAGCGGTAAATGGTTCAAAGTTATCGCAGTTATCAAGCACGTTGACACCGCTTGCAAGTGGAATTGCTACGCTTAGTGGCTTGAATTTCGACAACAAAGGTCTTGTAAACTTCATAAATTCGATTACGAGACTGTCAAATTCAAATGTAAGTGGTCTTAATTCCGTAAATTTTGCACAGTTGGGTGCGAATATAAATCAACTCACATCTGCATTAAACAGCTCTAAGACTGTCGCAAGCAACACTATTCAAGTGGTAAATGCGGTGTCGAGATTAGCAAGTGCCGGAGCAAATGCACAGGCGACAAGCACAGCATTACCACTTTTAGGCGCAAACCTTAAAAGACTTATAAATTCGTTGTCAAAGGCCGGTGTTGTATCAGAGAATACAATACAGTTTGCATCGGCATTAGGCGTTTTAGCATCTGCCGGAAACAGAACTGCACAGACAGCGGCAAATCTTGATGTACTTGCAGAAGCATTAAAGCGGTTTATGCAAACAATGTCGACCGCGCCGACAGTAAATGCGAATATTATTCAAATGACGCAGGCACTTGGACAGCTTGCATCTAATAGTAATCGTGTCGGTGGTGTGACACGAGGACTTACGTCGTCGATAAATAATTGGGGAAATTCAGCAAGAAAAGCAGCTAAGCACTCATTTAGCCTTGCATCTGCGATAGGTAAAATTTATGCAAAATTTTGGGTATTGTTTAGAGCATTAGGTGTATTCCGTAAAGCAATAAATATAAGTGGAGCTTTGACAGAGGTTCAGAACGTCGTATCACATAGCTTTGGACCATCTATGGATAAGGTTGAGCAACAGGCCAAAAATGCGATTTATACGCTTGGAATGTCCGAATTGTCGTTTAAGCAATATGCATCAACATATCAATCTATGGGGCTTGCTATGGGCATCACAGCAAAGCAAGTCGGAGATGCAAACAACTTCCTTGCAACGTCAACGAATGGATATGTTCAAGCATCCGACGACATGGCAGATATGTCTTTAAATCTGACTAAGTTAACCGGAGATATTGCATCATTCTATGATAAGTCACAGGCTGATGTTGCTCAAGATTTGCAAGCTGTATATACCGGCATGGTCGTTCCATTACGTAAATATGGTCTTGACCTTACACAGGCAACGTTGAAGCAATGGGCAATGAACAATGGTTTAGATGCAAATATTGAAAGCATGTCGCAAGCCGAAAAAACAATGCTTAGGTACCAGTATGTTATGGCTCAGACAACTATGGCACAGGGAGACTTTGCAAGAACCGCAGATACATGGAATAACCAAGTGCGATTACTTAGTGAAAACTTCAAGAGGCTTGGTGCTATATGGGGCAATGCCGGCATCAACATGTTAAAGCCTTTACTTCAAGCATTTAACAAGGGGCTGGATGCGGTTATCAATTTTTCGGAGAATATTGTAAATGCTTTAGGTGCGATTTTTGGCTGGAAATTGGAAATCCAACGTGGCACACTTGCGGATGATTTTGAAAATGCGGCAACAGGTGCTGATGACCTTGCATCTGGTACAGGAAAAGCGGCTGATAATGCAAAGAAATTAAAACAGCAGTTACAAGGATTTGATGAACTTAATGTTTTAAATACACCTAACGATAATTCTGGCGGTAGCGGTAGCTCTGGTGGTAGCGGTAATGAGTACACTGGTGGTTCAGTCGGTGGAATGAAGTTTAATGTCACAGAGACAGACGGACTTTATAAATCAAGCATTAAAAACCTTGAAGAACTTGGAGAATATATTAATTCCACACTTACAAAAACACTTAAAAACATTGATTGGGATAAAGTATATCAAGGTGGAAAAGATTTTGGAAAAGGATTAGCAGATTTTCTTAATGGAACCATCAGCCCGGAACTGTTTGGAACATTAGGGAAAACCATAGCCGGAAGTTTAAATACTGTACTGTATTCAGCATTAAGTTTTGGTAAAAATTTTGATTTTAAAGATTTTGGATTATCTATAGCAACAGGCATTAATAATTTCTTTAATACATATGATTTCAAGGCCCTTGGCAAAACGTATAATTTATGGGTAAAAGGGTTATTAGATGGATTAATAACAGCTATAGGAAATATAGATGGAACAAGATTAGGCGAATCAATAGGTGAGTTTTTATCAGAACTTGATATACCGGATATAGCAAGTAAATTATTAACCCTTGCAGGAAAAATAATATCAGGTCTGGGTGAAGCTTTGTTGGCCTCATTTGAAACTGCACCATTAGAAACTGCCATAGTTGGGCTTTTAGGTGGATTAAAATTATTTGGAGCCGGCGAAGCTTTAGGTGGTGCAATATCAAATGGTCTCGGAAGTGGAATAAGTATAAGCGTCCCTAAAATAATTGCTACTGTAGCCTTGTTAAGCATAATTGCTGACAAAGCTGAAACAAGGACTACAGATGACCCTTCAACAAATTTCAAAAACGCAGGGGCAACTGTAGGGGCTGCGTATGTTGGTGGGAAAATACTGGGGTTAAGCAATCAAGCCGCATTAACAGCTGGATTAGCTGCAGAAACAGCAAAACTTTCAGGCGATATTGGCCTAAATCTTGGTGAAATTTTTGCAATGAAATCTGGAGATTGGGAACTAGCTGATATTTATGCTGATTTTAAATGGTCGGATTTATTTGATTATAGCCTAAAGGAATACGGAGAAGCAATTTCAGATTATGGCAAAGAATTTTTAGAATGGGCTGGATTTAAAGACAAAAGCCTTAGTGAAGAAATACTGCCAGAGGAATTGCTGACAGGTACAGCAGCACTTACAAAACAATCTAAAAAAACAGTATCAACTGTCCAAAAAGTAAGAAATACATTAAACCTTTTAGGGGTAGATACGCAAAAACTAGGAGCAATAACAACAAAAAATGCTATAAAAATAAGGTTGTTTGGAAATGCTTTTGAAACTATTTCAGATAGCATACCAGAATATAGCCAAGTAATTAAAGACGGAATAAGCAATTCGTTTGGGAATTTAAAAAACACTGCTTCCAACGCCATTTCTTACATTAGCAAAAAACTTAACATGGATTACCCAAATGCGTTAAATGCGTCTAAGATAGCGACAGAAAATGTTTTAAATAGTGTCAGTGGTGCATTTAATACTTTAGGTAACAGCATATCTGCATCTTTAGATAAAAATAATGATACTATAGAAAGTTCATTTAGCAGAAACAGTAAGGAAGTAATAAGTGGTACATCAACACTGATGCAAAGTATTTCGAGTAGTCTTAATTTATTAAATGCCGCAGTTGGCAATAATATTGCTAATGTAGGCAATACAATTAATAGAAGTTTTAAATCTACAATTAATAACGTTGGAGAAAGCTTAAGCCAGCTTAACACAAGCACTTATAACCAATTATCAAGGACAAATGATATTACAAATAATCAAATGAAAATTTTGTATTCAGTAGGCACATCTTGGTCTACAGACTTTAGAAAAAGTGTTGACTATCAGATGTCGTATATTCCTGATTCTGTCGGAACTTATTTAAAAGACTCCGAAGGGAAAATTACATCAGTAAGTTGGGTGGGTGCTGGTAAAGATTTGGTAGCAGGGCTTAGAGATGGAGTGGAAAAAAAGTGGTCAAGCACTGAAAAAACAGGACTTGTAGGGAAAATAGTTTCTCTTGCAAGTGGATTAACAGCAGCATTAAAAAAGGCTTTTGGGATTCATTCACCTTCAAAATTGTGGAATGAAGAAATAGGACAATTCTTGCCACCCGGTATTGGGGTAGGTATGGAAAAGGCTATGCCTAAATTATTAAGTGATGCAAGCGTAATGGCAACAGATTTGACATCTGCATTTAACACATCTTTGCAGTTTACAGACCCACTTCAAGACCTGTCAAATATGTCCTCAGATATTGCAGCATCAATCAATACAGACGTTGCAACAAATACATCGACAGTTATTGATACAGGTCGTATGTCAACAGATATAGCAAGTGGAATAGTAACAGGAATGTCTGCATCTCAAGCAGAGCAAAATAAATTGTTAAGAGAGCAAAATGACTTATTAAGACAGTTGCTACAGAAAGATGTAGGGATAACATCTGATGACATATACAACAGTGTTGTAGTAAAAAACAGAGATGTATTTATGAGAACAGGGCTTACACCTTTAACGATTTAAAATATAAATTAGCACTTACTTTCCAAAAAGGTAAGTGCTTTTTTATTAAAAGGAGATATAGAAACATGGGATATGAGGGATATTTAGTAAAAGTCGGAAATTACATAATACCAAAAAGCTTTATATCGGCAGAAACATATAATGTTACAAGAAATGGGCAGGATTTAGACAGCACAAGGGATGAAAACGGAGAATTGCACAGAGATGCACTAGACCATTTTGTAATTAAGGTTGAATTTGAAACAGTGCCACTTCTTACTGATGTTCAAATGGAAAGTGTTTTAAGCCAAATTAGAAGCCAGTATACAAATGTGACGGAACAGAAATTAAATGCAAAAGTATACGTTCCTATGCTTGGAACGTATGTAGAACAGGAAATGTACTTACCGGACATAAAATTCGGAATATATTACGCAGACGAGCAAAAAATACAATATTTAAAAACACGATTTGCACTGATTGGATATTAAGGAGGAAAAAGTAATGATAAATCATTCATATCTTGAATACTTTAACCAAAGCTCTATTAAGAAAAATATAGATATAATTTACGATACAAATAATCATATTTTTAATAAAGATATTGTAAGTGGAACAATGGCAATAGAAGAAAATGCTTTTACAAGCCAAGAATTAAGGTTTGGCTCATTAGTAGCAAGCAAGATATCATTTAATGTATACAACACAATAGAAAATCTAATGGATAAGTGGTTAGATGTTAAAATAAGTGTAAACAATGATACTTCTAATTTGCTTAATATAGGGAGATACAAAGTTGTAACAGATAAAATATCGTCAAATAAAAAATATAGGCAGATTGAAGCTTACGATAGTCTTAGTGATATTATAAACATGGATGTTGCAAATTGGTACAATGGATTAACATTTCCTATTACACTTAAGGATTTTAGAGATAGTTTTTTTGAATATGCAGGTGTTATTCAGGTATCAACAGATTTGGTTAATGATAGTATAACGATAGAAAAAACTATTAGCACTAATATTTTATCCGGGCAACAGGTGCTTAAAGATATATGTGAAATTAACGGAGCAATAGGACATATAGACAGAAATGGTAATTTTGCGTATATAAGACTAATTGCAAATCCGACAAGCAGAATAGTAATAAATAAAATAAAAACAGGTGGAAGTTATGAAAATTATAGCACATCACCAATAACGAAAGTCCAGATTAAGCAAGAGGCCAACGATGTAGGTGCTGTTGTAGGGGAAAACGGAAATACATATATTGTGCAGGATAATTTCCTTATGTATGGGAAAACTGCCGAGGAATTAAATACGATAGCAACAAATCTTTTAAGTGTGATTGAAGGCATTTCATATACTCCATATTCTGTTTTTGCAATTTACGGAAACCCATGTTATGAAATAGGCGACCCAATAACTATTGTGAGTGCTAATACAACCATTAACTCATACATTTTTAACAGAACATTAACTGGAATACAATCAATGTCGGACACTTACAAAGCCGATGGAACACCATATTATACAGAGAATGTAAATGGCATAAATAAACAAATTACACAGTTAAAAAAGCAGACCAATGTACTTGAAAGAACTGTTGAGCAGACAAAATCAACAATAACTTCAATACAGGATATGGCCACAACGGCAGATGAAAATGCTCAAAATGCTTTAAATACAGCTAACGGACTTGAAGAACGTGTAGAAAAAAACGAAAGCAGCATTACTCAGCAAGCAACAGAAATTGAAAGCAAAGTAAGCAAAACAGAGTATACAGGGGAGGAAATAGCTTCGCTAATTAATCAAACTGCTGAAAACATTAAGATTTTAGCTCAACACATTAAACTTGAAGGCTTAACTACGATTAATGACAACGTTAAATTTAACGAAGATGGAACTGTAGAAATCAATGGTGGAGCAATTAACATTGAAACTCAAAGTGAAAAAGAAAGCAAAATTAGGCTTAATTATTCTGATGGTGATATATACAGGTATATATATTTAACAGCAGGAGACCTTATGACAAGTGGCAATCAAAATGGGAAAATCATTTCAACAGACTATCGCTATGACGGTATATCAATGGTAAGTGGAACTCCTTCAGACGGATATGAAGCAGATATTTATGCACATGGTGTACGTTTCCTCAAAACAGAAAAGTTAGAAAACGGTACTGTTAAGACAACTCACATATGCAAAATTGATGAAAGCAATGGAATCATTGCGAAACAAATTCAAACAACAGCAGGGGCTGACCTAGACACACTGAATACATCATTAAATAACAAAGCAGATAAAAACTGGAAAGTAGCTGGCACAGGTACAAATGTTGACATATCTAACGTTTATAATAAAGCTTATGAGTATTGGGTAGTTTTTGTAGATAGTAACAATCTAAGTTTACAATGGATAATACCATATCAAGAACTAGGAAAAACTTTCAGTGAAGGATATTATTATTCACCATCTTACTATGGAACAAATGCGATAAATACAAGCAAAACAAGCATATCTGTAAGCAGTGCATGGACAAGAACTAACAATAATGGAACGATTTCAACAACAGGAACTATAGCAGTATATTACAGGTAAATTAATATTTTAAATAAAGGAGAGAAAATTATGCAAAAAAAAGGTATTGATGTAAGCTCATGGCAAAAAGCCATAGATTGGGAAAAAGTCAAAGCAGATGGTATTGAATTTGCCATACTAAGATGTGGATTTGGAGTTGATACTACAAATCAAGATGATGATACTTTTAAAAGAAATGCTGATGAATGTACAAGATTAGGTATTCCTTTTGGGGTATATCTGTATAGCTACGCTACCAGCATTAATAAAGCAATAAGTGAAGCAAATCACGTTTTAAGGCTGATAGAGGGCTACAAGCTTTCTTATCCCGTATTCTATGATTTAGAAGACGAAAAAACAACAGGAAATTGCACAAATAAAGAAATTGCAGAAATAGCCGAAGCTTTTTGCAACACTATTGAAAAGGCCGGTTATAAGGCTGGCATATATGCAAATGTAAGCTGGTTTAATCACAAGCTAACTGATTCTAGGTTTGACAAGTGGGATAAGTGGGTAGCTCAATATTATAAGCAATGCCAATATACCAAGCCTTATTCTATGTGGCAATATACATCAAGTGGAAAAGTTGACGGAATAATTGGCAATGTCGATATGAATTACTGCTATGCTAATTATTCTACTGCTAATAGCAAAGAAGAAAGCACCTTCGTAAAGAAAACCAATGAGCAACTAGCTCAAGAAGTTTTAAATGGTAAGTGGGGCAATGGAGCAGACAGAAAGAAAAACCTTACCGAAGCAGGATATAACTATGATGAGGTTCAAAAGATAGTTAATCAAATCTGCAATAGCCAAAAAGCAAAACAAGACTTAGTATATGTAGTAAAAAAAGGAGACACGTTATCAGGTATTGCCTCTAAATACAATACAACATACCAAGCATTAGCAAAATATAACAATATTAGCAATCCAAATTTAATTTATGCAGGGCAAAATATAAAAATACCACAGTAATATTTATTTAAGAGGAATAGTCCGTACTGGCTATTCCTCTTTTTTTTATTTCCGATATTATAATATTCACTATTAATTATTTTGTCGATACTTGTTTCATTTTTTCATCTTCTAATATATTTACTCCCTTAAATTTCATGTATATAATGTAAATATCCTAAATATAAGGGTCAAGTTTTGGCAAAGTGAGGGAATGGTATATGGCATAGTGTCATTTCCTCACATTACCTAAAAATAATGGCTAAATCAGAAAAACTAAAGTCAAATAAAAATAAATTCATCCTTATTTATACAAATTGGGGAGAAATATGGCCACAATATAAAACAAAAATACAAAAACTGCAAACCAAGAACAAGCATGTATGTAATTATCGTCCTCTTTTGATTGTCCTACTGCGATATCAATTATTGCAAGAATAAAGCCCATGAAAGAAATTAATGGAAAAGCTATAAAACCTACAAGTGCAATTAATCCTGCTACAACACTCAAGGGGCTGTCTTTACGTTTCTTTTTAGGTTGTTGCTGCGCAGGCTGCACCATATTATAATATTGTTGCTGATATTGTAATTGTTGAGGATATTGTAATTGACATCCACACTTATTACAAAATGTAGAACCATAAGGAATACACTGGTTACAGTTAGGACATATAACGTATTGATTCTGGTTTTGATACTGATTATCCATAAAATCCCTCCATATATTGATTTTTTAGAGTATAGCACAAATTTTACTGATTGTCGATAATATGGCGATTATATTATAAGTTTGACGACAAAAACAGTCTGTTTTGTAAATAAAAGCGGTGATATAATTACTAAGAAAGGAGGCACTTCTATGGGGAGTAGTTACAAAGACAAGGTTGTTGAAGAAATATCGAAATGTGAAAACGAAGTTTTTCTGAAATTTTTATATTCAATGATTCAATCATTCAAAAAGAAATGGGGCATCTAGTGCCCCTCTTTCTCGTAAAGATAATCTATATTGTCGTAAATTGTTTGCTTATGCTCTTTAGATAGAGATATAAGTTTTTTTATGCTTTCCAACATATTCACATCAGAATAAATGTCAACGACGATATCTGTATCTGCATTATTAAGATTATCTTCCCATCCCATGATGTAAGCAGGAGAAACATGAGTGATTTTTGCAATCTCCTCAATCTTATCGCTCGGGATATTCGTTACAATTCCATTTTCATATTTGAATAATGTCTGTTTGCTTACTCCGATCTTTATTGCGAGATCGGTTTGCGCTATGCCGTTTTTCTCCCTTGCCATTTTAATTCTTTCTCCTATTGTCATTTGTACATCCTCCTTCCTTTGTTTGTAATTCAATTATAACACAAAAAAGTTACAAGTCAAGAAAAAAATAACTTGACAAGTTACAAAAATGTTGTATAATGATAGTAACCTAAGAAGTTACCACAAAGGTTAGGAAGGAGGCAATAAGACATGGTAAATGCAAAAAAACTTAGAGGAATTATAGCAGAAAACGGAAAAACACAGGCGGATGTTGCTAATATGATCGGGATAACTCCAAAGACATTTTACAACAGAATGCAGAAGGGTGTTTTTGGAAGCAACGAAATCCAGATCATGATTGACAGACTGAATATTGCAAATCCGATGGATATTTTTTTTGCTAAAGAGTAACTTAAAAAGTTACAGGAAGGGAGAGCATGAACGAAATACTGAAAGTGGATTTAGACACGCAGACAGTATCAGCAAGAGAACTTCACAATCACTTAAATATTGGTACGAAGTTTACAACATGGTTTGAACGCATGAAAGAATATGGGTTTTCAGAAGGAATTGAGTTTTTCCCAAAAATGGGAGAAACCTCTGAAACAGGAGGACGACCATCAGTTGACTACGATATTTCGGTTGATATGGCGAAGCAAATTTGCATGATACAGAGAACGCCAGAGGGCAAACAGGTTCGACAGTATTTGATTGACTTGGAAAAAGCATGGAATACTCCAGAACAGGTAATGGCTAGGGCATTGAAGATTGCAAACCGAACAATCGACAGTCTGAAAGCCGAAAATGTGATGCTCGTTGAACGAAACAAAGAGATGAAGCCGAAAGCGATATTTGCAGATGCGGTAGCGACAAGCCGGACATCTATTCTTATCGGAGATTTAGCAAAGTTAATTTGCCAAAATGGTTATCAGATCGGACAGAAAAGGTTGTTTGAATGGTTTCGGAACAATGGATATCTGTGCAAGAGTGGCGTATCACGTAACATGCCGATGCAGAGATATGTCGAACAGGGATTGTTTGAAGTGAAAGAAAGAAACGTACAGAATCCAGATGGAAGCGTGAGAATTACATTTACGCCTAAAATTACAGGAAAAGGGCAGCTGTACTTTGTCAACAAATTTTTAGGAAGGGAGAATGAGAATGTCAGAAGTGATTAAAGGTTACAAGGGATTTAACAAGGATATGACGTGCCGCGGATTTCAGTATGAAGAAGGCGAGGAATACGAAACAGAAGAAGCAGAAATATGTGAGAAAGGCTTCCATGCTTGCGAATATCCTCTTGACTGTTTTAGTTATTACAATCCTACAGAAAGCGTATATCACGAAGTAGAGCAAAGTGGAGAGATAAGCAAGAATGAAGATGAGGACACGAAGCTTGCGTCTACTAAGATTAAGATTGGAGCGAAATTGAGCATTGCCGGGATTGTACAGGCGGCTATTGAATACACATCAAGCAGAGTGAAAAAGGAATCGGACAATGATTCAAGAAAAGGAGCTTCCTCGGCAACAGGTGACTACGGAGCTTCCTCGGCAACAGGTAACTGTGGAGCTTCCTCGGCAACAGGT